CGGAGAGCGAGCCAGCAGGCCCGCTGGCGCTCCCGGAAGCGGAGGCCGCACCCGAGGAGCCAGAGATCGTCCCGGCCCCGTTGAAGCCCGTTCCAGTGGCAGAGGCGGCGCCTGCGTTGACGGAGATCGAGGAGGCGGCCGAGATCGTGGCGTCGTAGGCGGTGCCCGTCGCACTGGCGGAGCCCGCGGTGAAGGAGAGGGAGCCCGCCGGGCCACCCGCCGTCCCGGACGCTGACGCGGAGCCGGAACTACCCGAGATCGCTCCGGCTCCGTTGCCAGCCGTGCCGGTCGCCGATGCAGCGGTCGCCGTCACGAGCACTGCGTTCAGGAACGTGGCATCGAAGGCGGTACCAGTCCCCGAGGCCGCACCCGAACCGAGTGCAAGCGTGCCAGATGGACCGCTCGCGGAGCCGGATGCTGAGGCAGCGCCGGAGGAGCCGGAGATGGAGCCCGCAGCGTTACCGGCCGTGCCGGTGCCGGATGCGATGCCGCTGGTGACGGAGATAGCCGTGGCGACCGTGGCCGCGAACGCTGTACCGGTGGCGCTCGCTGCGCCGGAGCCAAGAGCCAAGGTGCCGGAAGGGCCGGAGGCCGAGCCCGAAGCGGAGGCGTTGCCGCCCTGGCTGCCGATGCTGCCCGCTGCGTTGTTCCCGGTGCCGGTGCCGGAAGCAGCCCCCGAACTCGGGGCCATGGAGGTCGTGACGTCGTAGGCGGCGCCAGTGCCAGAGGCGATCCCCGCGTTGACGGTAAGGCTTGGCGGCCCGCCACCAGTGCAAGGCGCCGCGACGATCTCGACCGAAGCAGCGAGGATGCGCTCGCTTACTCCTGCGTGCGTTGTCCAAGAAGGAGCCTGGACGTTCGACCCCACCTTGTGCGCCCACGCCGACGCTGAGCCCCACGTTGTCTGGTCTTCTTCGACTTCGGTGAACCCGGTCGGCTCGGTGAAGACGTTCGTCCCGGTGGTGTTGTCGTCGTGGATGACGGAGAACACCGTCGACCGGACGCCGGGCGTCACCCCGAGATCGGGGGCGAAGGACGACACGTTCTGCGCTGCGGCCGGTGTAGTGGAGAACGCTCCGAGCGGCGCCGAGTCCTGCCCGGTCACTTCCCAGGCGTGCGCCAACTGCCAGCCGTCGTTCGTGGTCGTGCTGCCCGAGTTGGTGTAGTGGGAGTGGAACTTGACGACGCCCGAGGCTGGACCGGTGCCGATCACTCGGTAGTACAGATCGACCCGCTCGCAGTAGGCACCGTTCGCCACGTTGCCGCGGGTGCAGAGCGCACCGGTCGCCGTCCACGACCCGCCCCCAGTGTCACCAAACGTGTCGGACAGATCGAACGCGACATCTCCGGTCGTACCGCCGCCGTTCTGGATGTTCGCGGTGAGGCCGACGACAATGATCGACCCGGCCGCGGGCGTGAACGCCGACGACGAGAGATCCCCGGTGATCGCGAACGAGCCGGTCGCCGACTGCCACGTACCCCGATCGGTGACCGACATCGCCGCGCACAGCGGCAGCGCCAAGCGGTAGTGGTGTTGGCGACGGTACGGAGCCCGGCGTGAGCGTGTGGCGAGACTCACGACAGCCCCTTACGCGCGCTCACGGCGACGATCGACGGCCGTGCCCGGCGCGGGAACGGCGGCCCAGCCGATCCGAGGATTCGGATCTCGATCGCGACAGCCAGATGGGTGTCAGCCGCGAGGGTCGTCCACTGCGGCGTGCCGGTCGAACTGCCATCCTTGTAGGCCGCTTCGACTTCTAGGTCGAACGATGAGTCCCAGTGATCGACCAACTCGGACCAGCCAGCCGGTGGCGTGGTTATCGCGCCGCCAGTGGTCTCGGTACCGATCGCGCCGAATACCAACGATGTCGCCGCAGGTGTGGCTGACATGGTGACGGTGCAAGTACTGCTGGTTGGAGCCGGGTATTCGGCCTGCGATCCGGTCGCTCCGATCCACGCGGTGGCGGCCTGCCCGGTGATTTCGTAGATCTGGAAGAACGTGTACTGGTCGACAGTGTCGGATGGAGAGCGGGTCAACGTGACGTGGCCGGACCCGGTCGACGTGACGACCGTCGTGAACATCGAAACCCGGAAGCCGTAGTTCGGCTGGCCCAACTTGAACGCGGTCGCCGACTCCACCCATCCGCTCGTCCCCGGAAACGTGTCGGTCAGCGAGAACTGGATCGGGACGCTGAGATACCGGCCTTCGTGCGCCGGGATAGCAACGAGCAGCGAACCGGCCACCGGGGTCCAGGTGCCCGAGTCGAGCGTGGTGACGCCCGACGTCCCGGCGGCGATCTCGGTGAACCCGCGATCTGTGATCGTGTAGGCACTCCCCGCGGCGACCCCGCGTGACAACTTCGTGGTACGCGCCTGGCGCCGTCGAAGGGCGACCTTCGTGTTCGCCATGTCAGTACTGCTGCTTCTGCATGATCGGCACGAGCCGATGCTTCCGAGTCTTCGGCACGATCCCTGGCCCGGCCGCGCCAGGCGGGAAGTTCGTGATCCACGACGGAGCGCCCTGCGGGGTGGTCGACACGTTCGCCCTGGACGTTTCGTTGTTGCCTGTCGCACCGGAGTCGACGACTGTGCCAGCGTTGATCAGCGACGTGTTCGTGAAGAACTGGGCGTTCGTCTTCGCGGCGAGCACGTTGTAGTCGATGTAGGTCTGGCAGGTGCCATCGGTCGTGTCCTCGGCCCACATGCCAGCCATCCAGATGCCACCGAGGAAGTACTTCTGCGTGACGGCATCGAGGTGTTCGGCGCCGAGCGTGATCCGGGTGATCGTCCCGGTCGGGTCGCCGAGAGCAGCACCGAAGTTGGTGTGGAACCAGTTCGTCCCGTCGCTGGTCGTGTGATAGCGGGGCGTCGCCGACCCGGCTGCCTTCGTGACGAACGTGGCGTAGAACGTGTTCGCCGCGATCTGACCGCCGGTATAGAAGGCGTTGGCTCCGGCGCAGTCGATGATGATGAACGGGCCGCTGTTGTCGATCGCCAACCCGAGCCGGTCGCTGTTCGCGTCGATCATCTCGAACGGGACGTAGATGTTGGAGCCGGTGATCGACCCTGGCTGCCAGTACAGGCCGAGCGTGAAGGCGGTCGCGGTGAAGTCGTTGCCGCCGCAGTCGATCAGGCTGGACGTCCCGTTGAACTGGGCGCCGATCGTGCCGACGATCGGGACGGGCGGCTCCAGGTAGCGACGGACGTGAGAGAGGGAGCGGCGGTGCGGGGCTCGCTGCTGCTTCGAGAACCCGGTCATCGGCCTCGCCCCCTCATGGCGACCATTGTCCGGTGCGGGATCTCGGAGCCGACCCCGATCACCTTGCGCGGGTCGGACGGGATGTCGAGCGTGACGATCGCGCCGCAGTGGTCGCGACCGGTGCCAAGCATCGTGGCGCTCCCCCACGTCTGGGTGCCGGGAGCGTTGACGATCTTGTAGAACCCGCGGACACCCATCGACGTCGTCGCTGTGCCGGTGTCGCCGTAGCGGGCGGTGAGCGCCACCCACGACCCGTTCGTCGTGTCGGAGTCGTTCGTAAACGAGTCGGCAGCGAGACCTTCGATCGCCACACAGCCGATGACGAGTTGCCCGGCGCGCGCCGGGGTCGTCGACAGGGAGACGACCTGACCAGTCTCATTGTCGTCCGTCGCATACGAGCCGGGGAGGAACAGCCCGGAGTCGGTCCGCAGGCCGGTGAACTGCTCAGCGACGAACGCCTTCGACGTGGTCGAGTTGCCCAACGTGACCTGGATGACGTCGCCCGCGGACAGGGCCGTCGTCACCGGGCAGTGAAGGATGCACGCCTGCGCGCCAGCAGACGCGGCGCCAGGATCGGCGATCCCCTGCGGGGTGCGGAGCGTGTAGACGTTGGTGGTGCCAGCGTGGTTGTCGGCGGCAGACACGGTCGTCGCCGCGCCGGACGTACCGCTGTTGTCGGCGGCGCCGAGGATGACGATCACGTCGCCGAGCGCGACACCGCCCGCGGCAACTGTGAGGTTCACAGTCGTACCAGCAGACGTGCTGGTTGTCTGCGCTACCTCCTTGACGAACGAGGCGGCCATTCAGGACCGCCCTTACTGCTTCGGAGTGACCTTGGCGGTCTGCAGCGCCTTGAACTCGTCGGCAGTCACCTCGTCGACCGTGACGTCCGGGCCGAAGTCGACGAACCCGAGGTGCTGGGCGAGCGCCCAGATCGAGTCGCCGTGGTCGGACCCGCGGGCCACGAGCAACTTGCCATCGTTCTTGATCCCGACAGCGCCGCCGTCGAAGTAGACGACCTTCCCGTACTTGTGGGGCTTGTTCGCGAGGCGGATGTTCTGCTCGACGTTGTGATAGCCCGTCTTCGTCGGGTGCTCCAACGGCTCGGCCGCTTCGGACACCTTGCGGCGAAGTTCGGCCACGGACGGCACGGTCATGCGGACATCACCCTCAATCCCAGCGTCGCCTTCATGTTGCACGCCTTGTCGGAGGTTACCACCAGGCCGATGCGGGACGAGGTGGCGCTGTCGATGGTGATCCCGTCACCCTCGGCGTAGTACCTGTACACCTCGCCGCCGTTGCAGTTGAAGTGGCCCTCCATGATGGTGGACGAGGTGGTCGGCTCAGCCGAGAAGGAGTTGAACCCGGTGATCGCCGGGGTCGGGTCGTCCGGGTCGCCGGGGATCTCCGACGCTCCGGTGGCGGTGCCGTCCGTCGACTGGTAGACGAGCGACCAGGCGACGATCCCGGTGGCGTCCGTCGTGTAGTCGGCCGAGGCGTTGAACTCTGCCACCTCCAACTTCAACGTGGTGACACCGCGGAACTGCACGAGCGTCTCCGCTGTCGAAGCCCCTACGGCTTCTTCGCCTTCTGTGGTGATCCTGATGATGCGGGACATGCGCTACACCGTGATGGCGCAGATGCCAGAGGCATTCCACACCACGGTCGCACTACCGGCGGTCACGCTGTTCGATCCGCCAAAGTAGTTGAATGAGATGCCCTGATCCGCTACGGGGGTAGTCAATGTGTCGTCGTAGTTCAGGCAGCCAAAGAAGGCTGCGAGGGTGGTGTTGGAGTTCGCACTTGCCGTGTCGTTGGCGTCGTACGTCGCCGTCCCGGACGACTGAGTCCAGGTAGCAGACACCAGCGGACGGCCAGCAGCGGGCCAACCGGTCGCATCCGACACCCCGCCTGACGCCCAAACGCCTGCAGCGTAAGCGCTGTTGGCGCTTGAAACAGTGCGATCAGGAGTGATCGAGTTGTCGAATAGAGCGATCTTCGGGGTGTCGCTTCCAAGATCAATGGCGGACGTGTTGTCCAGCGCATCCTTGACCAGCGAGATGAACCAACGGGAATCGGACCAGGCCATCAGCCCTCCTCGGTGACGACTACGGCGTCAAGCGCCACGGACAGAGCGGATCGACCCTCAGCGATCAGGTCGTCCTCACGGCCCTCCTTGACCGCCAGGGCGAACTCGCTGCCCTTGCGACCGGAGAGGATCTTCACGTCGCGCCGCCACTCGGCGAACTCCGTGCTGACCGCCTGGTACGTCTCCGGGTCGGTCGCCTTGTTGGCGACCGCGTCCGCGAGCCGACGCTCCATCTCGGCCATCGTCACGTAGAACTCTGCGGTGTCTGACACTGGACCTCCTAGCCCAACTTGTAGACCGCGGTCGGGGCAAGGACCACCAGGTCCGTACCTTCGTCGCGCTCAGCCGTGACCGACATGATCACCTGGCCCTCGTCGTTCCTCTGGGGGATGTCGAGCGGGCCGACATAGTCCTCACGGAGGTTCGCCGTCACCTTGGCCTTGACTCCTACCGGGACCAGCGGAGCCCAGACGCCCTTGAGGCCGGGGCAGATGTGGATCTCGGAGACGGAGTCGCCGGGGTTGATGCGAGCCTTGGTGACCCGCCGCGCCGAGCAGTTCGGGCAGTACCACTCCATCTTCGGCGGCGTCAGGAGCACAGCGGACACGCCGCCATTCTGGCCGCAGCCGTGCTCAGGCGCCATAGATCAGGTGACGGATCCCTTGTAGATGGCGGTGCCACGGAGGACGGTGTGGACCGCGGTGCCGGAGTCGACGCCCTCGATGTCATACACGCCGCTGTCACCGTCCGTGAGCAGGGCGGTATCACTGGAGGGGTAGACCAGTTGCAACTGACCACCAGTACCGTTGTGGGTCACAGTGCCGGTGGCCATGATCGTCCCGCCCAGGGAGTCCTTGAGCAGCGAGGAGAACGTCCAGCCGGTCCAATCCCTCAGCCGCCCGGTATTACCCCAGCGGAACTCGAAGATGATGGTGGCGTCATCCCCGGCCGTGATCTCGATGTCCTGCTCGGGGACGTGCCCGGCGGGGGTCTCTACGGCGCAGGCGAGGGCAGGCATGGTCAGATGGTACGCGACCTAGAGGAGCAGGTCCGCAGATGGGGTGAGGGTGATGAGGATGTCCGCGCTGGACCCGAGGAAGACGTCGTACGCCTGGTGCAGATTCCCCCCCGACACGATGTGTACGGTCGCGTTGTAGGCCGACCCGGCACCCAACGCCCGCTGGGCTGCCGGGTTGGTCGTCGACAGCGTGGTGACGGTGGCGTCGTACGCCGTGCCCGTACCAGAGGCCGCTCCAGCGTTGACGGAGAGGAACGCGGCCGTCGAGACGGTGGCGTTGAATGCGGCCCCGCTGGCGGAACCGGCTCCTGCTCCGACCGAGATGCTAGAAGAAGGGCCGCCTGCGGTAGCGGTCCCCGAACTGGCTCCACCAGCGGTGCTGAGGGTGAGAGTAGCCGCGTAGGCAGAGCCGGTGGCACTGGCCGAACCAGCGTTGACCGTGATGCTCGCGGCCGTGGAGACCGTGGCGTTGAACGCCGTCCCGGAGCCACTGACCGCGCCCGCATTGACGCTGATTGAGGGGGCAGGAGTGTTCGCCGAGCCAGTACCACTCGCGTTCGCAGCAGAGCCGGAGAGGGTGAGCGCCGCGGTGTAGGCCGTACCTGTCGCTGAGGCCGACCCAGCAGCGACGTTGACGGCCGTGGCGGCGAGCCTCTGCTCGATCTGCCAGTAGCGACCGTGCATCCTCGCCATGGGCACGGAGCGGGTGGCGATCGACGTGCCGGTGCGGGTGGACTCCTTGGCCCCTGACCCCGCCAGGTCGATGACCTTGGTGGAGGTGGAGTGCTGGTCGAGCACGAACAGCCGCGCGCAGCCGGGGACTGTCCACCAGTTCTTGTAGCCGATGTCGAGCAGGCTCTTGAACTCATCGAGCCCCAGAGCGCGGCTCCAGACCCCCAGGGCGGTGATGTCGCCGTTGAAGAAGGACGACCCGTTCTGCGAGCCGAGCGTCTCCGCTACGCCGGGGGCGGTGGTGGTGGGGTCATTGAGGACCGTCGCGGTGGTGTCGACGGCCCACGTGCCACCCAGCGGCGTGATGTAGGGGAAGGAAGGCGCTACGAGGCCGGTCCCCTTGATGGCTCCAGCGAGGTGCTGGCCGGTGCCGAAGGTGTTCGCTCCAGCAGCGTTGGTGCCGTTGAGAAAGAGGCGGATCTTGTCGGTGGCAGAGAACGAGAGCCTGATGTCAGCGGGCGAGCCGGTGGCGTCAGCGAGGTAGAGGTTCTGAACGGCGGAACTGGCGTTCTTGTAGAACAGGCAGGCAACCGTGATCCCTGTCCACGTGGGCCATGCCGCCGCGCCAGTGAACTGGATCTCGTCGGTGGTGCCGTTGAACGTGATGGCCATGGCGGCCTACGTCGTCGTGTACTGGAAGACCGCAGCGACCATCTCAGCGTCGACGCTGGAAGTGTCTGAGCCGTTGGCAGGGTCACGGAACAACAGGAAGGACAGCAGATCTCCAGCGGCCGCCGAGTCCATGTTGAGGCTGATGGCACTGGTGAGGATGAGGCGGCGAGCCTCCGTGGTGTTCACGGCTGACGTGGTGGTGGCCGCGGTGGACCAGGCGTGCTCGAACGGCGTGTCAGCGTCAGCGGCGGTGATGGCTTGGACCTGGACCTGCCACACCACGTTCGCCGAGGTCGTGGAGTTGATCGTCCAGTAGATGTACATGGATCCGCCGGAGGCGTAGTCGACCGGGCAGACCGTGGTGATGCACAGGTACTCAGCCGTCGAGCCCGCGCCGTCGAATGCCCAGACGGGGATCTGGATCTTCTGCGTCGTGGAGCCTGCGATCGTGACACCGGCCGGGGTGACGTTGTTCGCGGACCCATCGAGCGGCTGCCACATGGGCGCCATGTAGACCCGTTCTCCCGTTGCCATCAGACTCCCTGCACGATGAACGAACCGATGGCCACAGTCTGACCGAGCGGTGACGCCTTGAGATCCCAGACCCCGGTGAGGCCGACAGCCAGCAAGACCGTCTGTGTGGCTGGCCAGACGATCGTGACGGCCCCACCGGAGCCATTGTGTGACGTGGTCGCGGTGGCCAGCACCGAGCCTCCCACGCCGGAGTACGCCCGAGCAGTGAAGGTCTGCCCGGTCCAGTTGATGAGCGTGTTCGTGGCCCTGTCCCGGAACGTGAGGACGATGGTGGTGTCTGAGCCGTGGACAAGGGAGATGTTGACGGTGGGGACGCCGGGCAACGTGACCGACTGGCCACCGCCACCGAAACCACGACGGTTCGAGAGTTCGGTGATCCTCCGCTCGAAGTCCGCGAGGACTTCCTTGAGCGCACGATCCAGAGAGCCAAGAGCGCGGGCTGACATCAGGTCACCAGTTCCGTGCCGAGAGGCTGGACCGTCATCGACACGCTCTCTGACACCCCGCCATCACCACTGCTCACCGAGAACTCGAACCGCTTGATGCGGAACAGACCCTCGATGGGGTAGCAGGACTCCACGAGCGAGAGGTTCACCACGGCGCCGGGCACCGCCAGTTCCACCGGCAGCGGAGCCGTGGGGTTGAGCGACAAGGTCGCCTCAGCGATCAAGGGGGCGTTGGTCAACTCCCAGCGCGTCTTGGCGTTCTGATCCAGCGACGCCTGGTCCTTGATCGTGTCCTCCTGGGCGATGCGCACCACCAGTCCAGCGGTGCCGTCCGCGCCACCGTAGGTGGACCTGATGTTCTGGGTCGGATCCCCGGTGACGAACCACTGGCTGGCGTAGTTAGCCCCGAGCAACTCGACCTTGGGCAACTCGGCGAGCGCCTGGTCGGTCATGAACGAGATCGGGGAGGCGGGGATCACGAAGGAACCAGCCACCAGGTTCGGACCGATCATCGTGTAGTCGACGCCGGTCCTGGCCAACTCCTGGACAGCATCGAGAGCGATCACAGGCGGGTTGGTGGCGTAGGTCCGAGCAGCCCGGATGCCGGTCGGCAGAGCCGCAGCGATCAGGCCGGGCTCGTTGTCGGGCTGCATGGCGTTGAAGATCACGTCGTTGAAGATGAGCGAGATCTCCTCGCCGGGGTCCGGGTAGTCGAGGCCCGGCTCCCAGACGACACGCACGCCGAGCCAGGCCATCTTGTCCTGGGCGCGGAGTTGGATGTTCTGACCGTCAGGAAGGATGTCGACGAGCGGCCCGGTCCACACCCGCACGCCCTCCCGGTACACCACGATCTCGTGGCCCCACCGCACCATGCCGCGGACAGCGCGGCAGCAGTCCTGGTAACCGTTGACCAGATCGAGGGTGACGTCACAGGACGAGACCTCGTCCATCTCGCGTGTCCAGTTGAGGGACGTGAAGGGCAACTCGGAGAGCAGCGTCGTGCCGCTGCGGTTCGCCACGTAGACGGCGTAGTTCTCGGGGCACCCGATCTGGGAGACGATGAAGATCGGGATGGTGGTGATGTCCGGCGGGCCGACCGTGCCGAACAGGGTCGTGACGGTGATGAAGGGCGTGGAGGCCGACTCGCCACCGTCAGGGTTGACCGCGGTGACGCGGTACGAGTACGAGGTGGAGGGGTCCAGCCCGGTGTCCACGAAGAAGGCTGTGGGTGTAGAGACGGTGCCCACCAGGAGGGAACCCCGGTACACGCGGTGCGACACCACGCCAGGGGTGACCGAGTTCGTCCACGTCAGCGAGACGGACGTCGAGGATGGTGAAGCGGCCAGGCTGGTCGGTGCGGCAGGCGGTGGAGCAGCAGCGCCGAGCGGCGTGGCGAAGACCGGGTCAGAGAGAGCGCTGGCGTTCTCGCTCACGTCGAACGCGGCGACCTGGTAACTGACCTCGATGCCAGCAGGTAGGCCGGAGTTGATGAACGACGGCGTGGCTCCGATGTAGACCTCGGTGTCACCGTTGCGGTAGAGGATGTAGCCAGCCAGGTCCGGCTCGACGTTCACCGTCCACGAGAGGGCCACCGAGTTCGTGCCGGGAGTGGCGGCCAGGCCGGTCGGGACAGCAGGAGCAGTCTCGTCGGGCGGCGGGGGCGCACCGTCAGGCCAGTCGGCTGGCGTGGTACCGGGATAGCGCACAGCCGAGATGAGCGGCATCGGGAACGCATCGAGCGCGGCCAACGAGCACTTGACGGCCACGCCTGAGCGGAACGCTCCGAGGCTCTGGGTGTTCATCGTCAGCACGAGGTTGTCGATGCGCTGGTCGTAGATCCCACCGCGTGCCTCGTCGAACACCTTGGGAGGAGCGGTGGAAGCCGAGCCCTCGGTCTCGATCAGCGAGGCCATGAAGGCTTCGAGTTGCACCCTGGTCGGCGTGAAGCCGCCCTGGGGCGCGAGAGCCCGGTGGTACATGTCGAAGGTGGGGCTGGAGATGCCGAGAGCGGCGTACAGCGAGTCCCGCTTGCAGATGAAGTTGCCGTTGGCGGGGAGCCGGTAGTCGGTGCCGTTCACCCAGGACAGGATCCCGGCGCAGCGAACGCACTCGTCGTGCGTCCAGCCGGTGGTGTTCAGCGCCGTGAAGGCGATCGGCGACCCGGTGAGGACGGTGTCAGTGTGGTCGGGGTTGCCATCCCCGAAGATGAACCCGGCGATCCGCGCTGCGGCCTCTGGCGCCGTGGAGACGTAGCGAGGGATGGCGGTCACTTAGCAGCATCCCACTCGGCTCACGATGTCGACGGAGATCAGGAGATCGTCCAGGCTGCCGCAGAAGGAGACGGGCTCGACGGCGACCCAGCCCGGCAGACCACCGGCCAGCGACAGGAACGAAGGAGCGAACCCAGGCTCCGGGTTGAGGAAGGCCGTGCCGTCCACCCACTCCTGGCCGGTGTCGGGGGAGCGGAACAGCACCTTGCGCTGAGACGAGTCAATCCGTAGCGCTGAGCCGGGCGGGATCGGGTGGGTCACGATGTTCTGCTGCACCACCAGCGAGCACGGATCGCAGCCGATGTTGAGCGGGTCAGTCATCCCGTAGATGCGCACCGCGGACGTGGGGAGCGTGCCCTCGTTCTCCAGGGTGACGACTGGTGAGGTGAGGCCCTGGCTCGCAGCGTCGATCGGGCAGCAGATCCGGTAGGGCTCCATCTCGGCGCAGGTCACGTTGCAGCCGATCCAGAGGTGGATGGGGACGCAGGGAGCGAGGAAGTCGAAGGGCTGCTGATTGACGCACGACTCAGCACAGGCGTACAGGCACGGATCGGCGACGCCGATGGTGAATGACACTCGCCGCATCAGACAGCCGAGCCGCTCGATGGGCGGCTCCTCCCACGTGAGGCCCTCGATCAGCGCAGCACCGCGGGCTCGGTACACGTCGACTGCGGGCTCCGACTGAGGAGGACAGGAGGTGCGGATCAGCATCTCCTCGCCACCGCAGGCGTTGCAGCAGTCGAACAGCGTGGTCTCCAGCCAGCGGAACATGGCCTCCAGGGCGCCGCCGTCAGCACCAACCAGGATCACGTTCATCTTCCACACGCGGCTACCGGAGGTGAGTGGCCCGAAGTTCGCACCACCCAGCCGACCAGCGCGCTGGGACACGGCGCGGGTCACGTGAGCCGAGTCGAGCCCGGTCCACTCCTCGATCCAGAACCCGTAGCCACGAGAGGACGGGGAGCCGTTCACGCCATCCCACCACGGCGCCGGGTTGGAGAGGTCGGTGACCCCTCCGGTGAAGTCGAGGTACGGCCAGTCGTTGACGCCGTTCCCGTCCAGTGAGCCGACGTCGAGCATCAGCGGGAAGATCCCGTTCGACCACTTGCAGTCGGTCCCCGACACCGTGAAGATCCCGCAGGCATCGGTGTGGCGCAGGTTGGCCAGCAGCCGCTCACCGTTGAAGATCTCGCAAGTCCCCGTATCCGACGTGGTGTAGAGCCACTGCATGTGGTGCGTCATCGGCGGATGTCCTGCGCCAGACGGTTCACGACCGCCAAAGATACGGCCTGGGGGTCACCGTGGGGAATGACCAGGTTGATCTCGTTGAACTGCTGCACCGCGTTCGGCCCAGGAACGAGGGGGGTGATGTCGGTCCCGGCCGTCGTCCGGCGCTGCCCTTCGGCCACGATCTGGTTTAGCCGGTTCGCCTGGTTCACGAAGTCGGTGAGGCTGGTGGTGCTCAGCCCGAGCGAGTCGATGAGGGCCGCCACCTCGGGTCCGGCGATACCGGCCTGGGTGGCGATCTGGATGAGGGCGGCGCGGTAGTTGAGGAGTTGGTCGGCGGCCTGCTGAGCGGAGAAGCCCTGCTCCAGGAGCGAGTCACCGATCTGCTTGATGGCGTCGACGGCCTTCGTGATGGCGTCGATGTTGGCTCGACCGAACACCGTGCCGCCGGAGAGGGACTGGAACTGCTCCTGGAAGAACAGGAGCATGTTCTCCTCGGTCGAGCGGGCGCCCGCTTCCTTCGAGGCTGCGTCCCACAGGGTCTTGGCGTTCTGGGCAACCTGGAGGAACACGTCGTGGATGGCATCGTTGAAGCCGTTCACGGCCTTCGCCGTGTTCGAGCCACCGCTGACGGCGAAGCGGGAGAAGGCGTCGTCGAACAGTGTGCCCAGCGCGTCGGGGATGCTGTTCGCCGCGTTGCGGGTCGAGTTGATCATGGCCGTGGCCACACTGCTGATCGCGCTCACGACCTCAGAGCCACCGGCCTCGATGCCCTTGACGAGACCGGCCATGACGTCCTCGCCAATCCCCATGAACACCTTCGACGGCGAGCCGATCTTCAAGGCCAACTGCATCGTCTGCACCAGGGATCCAGCCGTGGCGGTCACGGCCTTCACCACGACAGTCGAAGCAGAGCGGATGCCGTTGGCGATACCGAGGACGATGTTGCGACCGATCGCGTTGAAGGACGTCAGGCCCCTCGATGCCGCTGCGGCGGCACCAGAGACCATCGAGGACGCAGCGGCGTTCACGGCCCCGGTCTGGGACCGCATACCAGCGACGAGACCCTGGCCGACGTTGACGCCCATCGCCTGGAAGACGGTGGACGGAGACGACACGCCCAGCCGCGACTTCGCTGCCTGAACTGTCTGATCGGCCATGGTGGACGCCGCGCTGGACGCAGTGCCACTGGCACCGAGGATGCCCTGGGCCAGCCCGGTGGGCAGGGCGGCGCCAGCCGCCTGACTCCCGGAGGCGATCGCATCACTCGCTGCCTTCGCTGCTTCACCAGCGGCGTTCTTGGCGTCCTGGATCGCCATCTCTCGCTCGGCCTTGAACTTGAGCGGGATGCCATCGCCAGCCTGTGCCACCGCAGCATCAGCGGCAGCCTTCTGAGCGTTACGGCCCGCGGCCTGAGCGGTGTCGATGTCGGCGACGGACCCGATCGGAATCTGGTTCTGGGCGGCGGCCTCTGCCGCCTTGGCCTGGGCCTCCAGACCAGCCGCGGTCGCCTCGTCGGCGCGGATACCGACGCCGACCGGGATGTTCTCCTTGGCTCGATCGAAGTCGGCCTGGAGGTTCTGGAGGAGCAGGCTCTTGGCGTCCGGCGAGACGTCCATCTGGTTGATGGCGAACGCCTGCTTGTCGAACGACTGCTGTAGCGCGGTGCCCGGATCAGCAGAGGTCAGGGCGGTGGTGAAGGCAGTGCCCACATCGACGTTGAACGAGCCGATCGCCTGCTGGAACTCAGCCGAACCGACAGCAGAGAAGACGCCGTCCGTGATTGCCTTCTGGACATCGGCTGCGGTCGCCTGCGTGTTGATGATGGCCGTGTCGGTGGCCTGGACCGGGGTGACCTCTTGCGTCTGGCCAGCGATCAACTCGGCCAACTTGGTGCGGGCCGTCTGCGCTGCCTCTGTGATGTTCTCGGCCTTCGTCCTGAGCCGGGTAAGGGTGGCCTCCAACCTCTGCGCCTGGAGATCCTTCGCTACCTCCAACTCCTGGCGTCGTGCCTCGGCCGCCTTCGTGCCGATGTCGACAAGGCCATGAGTGATCGCGCCGAAGTCGAACCCCCTGCCGATGCCCTTCGGGTTGAGGGCCTCGTCCAGTTTGATGTCCTTCAAGGAGCCCTGGAACGCCTTGACCTGCTTGTCGAGGAACTCGAAGACGTTCTGGTTCCGGGCCAGGTTCCCCTTCGAGTCGAGAGCGTGGAAGACGCCCTCCAACTTGTTGTTCAGGTCGTCCAGGAACTCCTTGGACTTCCCGGCCTGGATCGCCTTGTTGAAGTCCTCGACCGTGAACCCAACGGCCGCCAGATCCTTCTTGACCTGCTTGCTCGCCCCAGTGAGGTTGACCCCGAGGACGTCGGCGGTGCCCTTGCCCGCATCCCCCGTCTGGGTGATGGCGTCCTTGTACTGGAGCATGAGGCCCTTCGCCTCGGCGGCAGCCTTGGCGTTCTGGGCGATGGCCGTGGTGAGCAGCGCGATGCCACCGGCAGCAGCGGCACCGGCAGGGCCAGCGACAGATGCACCGGCAGCGACAGAGCCGAGGACTCCGGCGATGCCGAGGCCCTTCTCCAGGTTCGAGGAGGCCCCGCCGAGCGCGGAGCCGGACAGTCCAGCGGAGAGTGCGACGGTCAGACCGTTGGCGGCCTTCGAGCCCAGATCCTTGAACGCTGCGCCGATCGACGTACCAAGACCCTTGAGCCGGGAGCCGAGGGTGGTCGGGAGGTTCTTCGCCGCGCCGTCGGCCACGTTCTTGGCCACGACCTTGCCCGCTTCCTCACCGACCTTGTTCGAGGTGAAGGCGCCGATCAGTTGCTTGCGCAGCAAGATGGCCAGGGCGACCACGGCCTTGACGATCGAGTTCTGATCGAACAGGGCGTTGAGGATTGCCGCACCAGCCTGAGCGACCTGGCCGAGGTGGGAGAAGATCCCACCGACAAAGCCGGTGATGAACTGGACGGCAATCGCGGCGGCAGCAGCGGCGATGCCAGCCACACCGAGGATGAAGTTCTTCGAGGAGATGATCTTGCCGATCGTCTCGCCCAACTTGTGGACGCCGTCCAGCAACTTGCCGAACAGTGCGGCCGGGTCGATCGAGGTGAACAGCCGCACCAGGGCGTTGCGGATCGTCGGCAGGGCCAGCCCGATCCCCGCCCCGATGGCAGCGCCGAGCGCGGCGCCGATGGGACCAGCGATCACGCCACCAGCGACAGCACCGAGACCAGCGCCGGTCAGGGCACGGCCGAGGTTGGTCGACAGGAGCCGACCGATCTCCTTGAAGTTGATCTGCTGGATGTCCGCCTTGATGACGTTGAACAGCGAGGCGCCCAGGGTCTTGAGGCCAGCGACCAACCCGTCCGTGCGAACGGTGGCGAACGCGTTCTGGAAGATGGCGCCGAACTCACGGAGCCGCCGACCGAGCGGCACGAGGTTCTCGATGACGTGGCGGATGTCGTCGAGGCCGCGCTGGACGATCGGGAACCGCTGAGCCAGGTCGGCCAATGTCTGGCGGGCAAAGGTCTGCAGCGACTTGGCCAACACCTGGAGACCGAACCCCAGCCCTCCGTCCTTGGTGGCGAGAGCGAACAGGGAGAAGATCCGGCTCAGTTCCTTGAACCCTGGGATCAACTCGTCGAGGACGGGCTTGATCGTGCGACCCACGATCTCGAAGCCCTTGGCCAACTGATCCTTGAGGAAGCCAGCGGCGATCTTGGCCTGCTCGCCCATCGTCTTGAGGGTCTCGGAGAACCCCTTCGAGGACTTGGACGCGATCACGAAGGCCGCGCCCAGTCCGGCCGCCAGCACGGAGAGGAGGCCGAACGGGGTGATCAGCAACGGCAGGGTCTTGGCCAGGAGCCCGAGCACCTCGACGCCGACCTTGACGGCGATGATCGCCCCAAGACCGGCAGCGACACCAAGCAGGCCACGCCGAATGATCTCGAAGGCGCCGCTGCCGGAGATCAACTTCGAGAAGAAGTCGGCGAAGCCAAGCGCGAGCGGACCCAAGGTCTTGTCGACGAACTCGAAGATCTGGATCTGTGCGGTCTCGATGGAGGACGAGATGGCGTCGAAGGCTCGCCGGAGACCGCCGGACTGAGCGTTGGCGAACTTCGCCGCCGCTCCAGTGGAGTCCGCGATCTGGTCCCTCAACTTCTGATACTCGAAGCCGTTCTGGTCCAGGAGGATCGAGGCGGCACGAGTGGCGTCCGATCCGAACAACGTCTGCAGGGTGTTGGCTCGCTGCTCGGCGGTCAGGCCCTCCAGGCCACGACGCAGGATGTTCAGCGTGTCGACGAAGGGCCGGGACTTGCCTTCCAAGGTGAAGAAGGCCGAGCCCGTCTCACCAGCACGCTTCGTCAGTTCGTCCAGGGCGGTGACGGACTCGTCGGTGCCACGGTTGGCCTGGAGGAAGAACTGCCGTAGTGACGTACCGGCGTCCGACCCGATGAGGCCGCCCTTGGCCAACGCGGCCAGGGCGGTGTTGAAGTCGATCAGGGTGTTGGTGGCGTCCTCGCCGGGACCGACGAACTGCTCGAAGACGGCAGCGGCCTGGGTGAAGCCCTGGGTGAACTCCGTGACCGAGATACCCGCGGACTTGGCGAGAGCCTGGGCGATCTGGTCGGCGACCTGCGTGGCCTGCTGCGCCGGGATCTTGAAGATGTTGACTGACGCGCCAACCAGTCGAGCCGCTTCATCCGCGGTGGCCTGGGTGGCGATCTGCAACTGCAGAGTGCCCTTGGCTGCGTCCTGGGCTGCGGTGACAGCGGCCGGGCCGAGGGAGGCGAACTGCTTGGCGAGCAACTGGATGTCCGCTGCGGCGTCCTTGGCCGAGACGCCCGGCAGGGTGATGTCGTTGCCCAAGTCGATGGCCGTCTTGCGGACGTTATTCATCTCCGCGTCGGTGAGCCCCAACTGCGCCTGGAGGACTCGGAGACCCTGAGCGAAGTCGGCACCGAGGGTGAAGGTGTTCTTGAGCGCGCCAACGAGGCCGAGGCCGCCTCCGACGAACGCAGCCTGGCGGACCCCAATGCCAAGGAAGCCCTGCTGCGCCTTCTGCTGGACGACGGACGCCTGCTGGAACAGACGGGTCTCGTTCTTGAGCCCGCCGGAGATGACCTCCTCCCGGCGGTGCATGGTGCGGCTGACCGAACCGACCAGGCCGTCCCACACCTTGCCGATCGCGCCGACCGTGGTGGAGGCGATCCCCTTGACCACCGCTCCGGTGGCTCGCTCCAGTCGACCGATCGTCTCCAGGGTTGCTCGGGTGATCGCCCCCCGCTGCTGACCGGCGACCTTCGCTGAGTTCAGCCCCTCCTGCTGGATCCGCTGCTGGAGGATCTTCTGCTGGGAGAGTTCGGCGGCCTGCGCCTGCGTGGCCTGCTTCGCTGCGGAGCGAGCAGCGATGGCGTTCTGGACGTTCGTTCCAGCCAGGTTCTTCTGGGCCGTGGAGTTGGCAGCGCGGGCTGCGATCTTCTGGAGTTCGTTCTGGACCTGGGATGCAGCCCGGAGCGTCTGAGCCTGCTGAGTCTGCTGGGCGGTCAGGTTCTTGATGACCGACTGGATCGAGGCGGTCTCGGAGGTGACGCCCTTGCGGATCGACTCGAACTCGTTGACGAAGCCCTTGAGCCTGTCTCCTGTCAGCGTGCCCGCCGTGTTCTCGGCCTTGATCCTCCGCTGGAGGTTCAGCAACTTGTCCAGTTGGTTCTGGAGGAGAGCCAGGTTCTTGGGGTCGATCCCCAGGGCCGAGAACTGGCCAGCCCGAGCGCCGAAGGTGGCCCGTAGGGCCAGGATGTCCTTCTCCAACTGGTTGACGGAGGCGCTGGCCGCCTTGATCCCGGACTTGCCGAGCGACGCCTGGATCGCCGCACCGACCCCGGAGAAGGTGGTCCGGGCGTGAGACCCGAACCTGGTAGTAGTGGACTCCAGATCCTTGACCGACTTGGCTACGGTCTCGACGGCCTTCTGGGTCGTCTTGGCACCGGAGGTGACGTCGCTGACGTTGGCGACGACCTCGAACTCCAGGCTGCCGCCGCTCACATCAGACATTGGGCGGGATGCTAGTTGCCGCGGCCTCCATCATTCGCTCTCTCTCCTGTCGGAGTTGGTCCACCATGGAGAGGGTGACCCCGCCGCCAGCGACGGCTGCATCCTCGGTGTTCTCCGCCAGGAGCGATTCCCAGGCGTTCTGGATGGACTCGTTGGAGGCCCCTTCGATCATGTGCGCCCATGCGAGCGCCATCATCTCCTGGAGGGTCAGTCCAGCGAGTCGCTGTCCGCTACGGATGAGTTGACCGTCGACCGCGAGCCTGACGTGCGGCTGCGCGAGGTAGGCGATGAGGCGGACGACGGCTCGGTAGGGCGCTCTGCCACGAGTTCAGCGAGGTTGTTGAGCACCTCGGAGAAGACGTCGCCGTCGAAGCCGACCGTCATGGCCATCGTGTCCTTGAACGCCACCCGCTCCTCCGGGACGATCATCGAGAGCAGGAAGTTCTGCGCCGATGCCCCGGTCGGATCGTTCATGGCGTCGAGGACTGCGGTGACGGAGGGAGCAGTGGTGGCGTGCCACGTCCTCCCCAGGAGGTCGAAGTCTCTGATCTCTGCCTTGGCCGCGTTCGCAGCGATCTTCTCGCTGACTACAGCATCCATGTTGAAGGGCTTGGGTGAGGGCATGGCGGGAGTATACGCGTCTACCGAACGGAGAACCGAACTACCCCTCGGCCGAGTTGCCCCTTGAACCCTTCGTTGAAGGCCAGGCGGATCGCGTTCTCCATGATGTGGAGCGCTGGCTGACCGGGATGGTGGACGCCCTGGCCCACTGCGCCACGGAACGGCACGCCCTTGCGGGAACGCTCCGCAGGCCACGACAGTTTCCCGTCCTCGCTCTGCGGGAAGATGTCGTGGTCCCTGGTGCCGTACTCGATGCGAAACACGTTGGCCGAGTTGTTCTTGAGCGTCACCGTCATCGCTCCGGCACCCAGTGACTCGTTGAGACCGGTGTACTCGGCGCGCATCGAAGCGGCGTAGCGGCCCGAGGACTTCTTGAGGTTGCGGTTCGCTGAGTTCTGGGCGAACTTGATGGCGTTGTTGCCCTGGACGTTGAGACGCCGGGCCATCGACCGGCGGCCGAACCGCTCGACAGCATCAGCCATCGCCCCGGCCCCGGAGAGGGAGCCTGAGACCTTCACAGCGCGACCTGCATCTGGACGTTGAACGTCCATCCCGCTGAGCCCGCGATGGGCAGGATGGGCGCCAGGGAGCCGAGGGCGAAGTCCTGACAGGCTCCGAACACACCGCCGGGCTGCACGGACCGCACCACTGCGCGGTAGATCGCCTCACCGTGAGCGTAGGCGTGCTCGTTGACGATGTGGAGCACGTCGTCGTTGGGCGTGTCGCCGTCCTCGGTGACGTTCGGGTAGCAGGACTCCATCAGGTACACCACCCACTGCGCACGAGCCAGCGGGAGGCGGGCGAAGGAGCCAGAGGACTGGAAGGTGCCCGAGGAGTACACCAAGCCCTGGAGGTAGACGCAGAGGATGTCCGTCTGCCACGTCTGCGGCGTGCCGAGCGACATGAACATGCGCATCCCGCCCTGGCAGCACGAGGACGTGACGATGCACTGCGCCAGTTCGTCGGCTACGACGGTCAGGAGATCAACACCCTGGTCCCACAACGTCGTGCAGCACGGCTGCGGGATCTCCTCACCGGAGCAGGCGTTGTTGGGGTACGGCATCGGCCCACCTTACGCGACGAAGGCCCCGCCGAAGCGAGGCCCTCGTCCCCTCACCCACATGAGATCAGGATGCGTCGGCAGGCACCGTCACGTAGCCACAACCGGCGGTGGTGACACCGGAAGGCATGGCAGCCTCGACGAACTGGAAGTAGCCGCTCTCCAGCGGACCGGGGTAGACGCCGGGGTAGTCGTTGAACGCCCCGTTGCCCCAGGCCGGGTTCTCCACGGCCTTCCCAGTGAACGCTACCCGAGCGATGTCGTTCTCGATGGTCTTGTCGCCGGGAGTGAAGACCACCTTCGGGAAGATGTGCCGGGTGAACAGCGGGGGGTTGGCGGCCGGGGTGCAGGAGCCCGGACCCACCGAGATCTTGGTCCAGACCTCAAGCGCCGCACCGTTCGAGCAGTCAGCCGTCGAGCCGGGGCTCGCCCAGCCGATGACCTCACCAGCGAAGGACGAGGCGACCGCGCCTGTGATCAGTTCGCCGCCGAACATGATCTCCAGGAGTTCGTAGTCGAACGTCAGGAGTTCACCGGTCAGGTTCCACCGCTTGATCCGGTCGCAGTCCAGAGCGTTCGCGATGAGAACACCGCAGCCGTTCTTGAACTCGTACGCCTGCCCTTCCTCGATCTCCGGGGAAGCCGTGAGGGTCAGGATCGACGCCGAGACAGCGCCGTTGTTCGCGCCCGTCAGCGGCGCACAGTTCGACCCCAGCCGACTGACCCGCAGGTGGCAAACGCCGTACTGCTGGATGCAGAAGTCACCGGCGAGATTCGTGGCCATGTTGTCGCTCCCTTCGAGAACGTACTGGGGTCATGTTCCCGCGTCGGGGGTGCCCCAGTCGACAGATCAGGCCCTCGGGAACACCCATGCGCCCAGGCCGTCCGGCGAGTACACACCGGCCTGACGGCCTCCTGCCGCGCTGAGGAGTCCCGAGACCCTCGTGAGGTACGTAGCGCCCTCCCTGACGGCCTCAGCGCGGGTCTGGAGTGAGACCTGCGTCCCCTGGAAGAAGACGTTCGTCGCGTTGGCCGGGAGACGGCTCTTGGAGTTGGGGGTCAAGGTCTTGAGGAGGTCGCACGCCAACTCGATGGCAGCGGCCCTGGCGAAGTACGGGAGGGGGTCGTGGCCGAAGGAGTACGTGATCGAGAAGGTGCCGACCTCGGTGTCTTCGGCCCAGACGTGCTGGTTCTGCGGCCACGACGCGCGCCGGGCGCCATCGGTCGAGACACGCATCAGCCGGTTGCGGCTCAGGAGCATGTACTCGGAGGGCGCGATGACGACACCGTCGATCTTCACCTCGTCGACGGAGACCACCGGGCCACGCAACGGGATCGAGTCGATCTCACAGCACCCTGGGCACGCCCCGCACCAGCAGCCGCGGCAGGGACGGATGGTGCGCTCGGTGCAGACGCCGTAGTAAGCGAAGCCGGAGAGCATCGTGAGGATGTCGGACACGCCGTCCAGGACGTCGTCGATGACGTCGTCGTCTGTGATGTTGCAGACGCAGTCGGTGGGCAGATCCTCTGCCTCCACCCACCGGGAGCAGGCGACCGTCAGGGTCACTTCGTGACCGTCGTGGAGCGCACGAGAGCCGGGTCGAACAGGAGGATCCCGTAGGCCATCTGGAGCGCCCGGTAGTCGTTGTGCGTCCGGTCCAGGTTCGAGTACGGGGCTCCCAAGGACTCCACGTCCGTCATGGCGTAGAACACCGGGCCGGTGACGTACATGACCGAGGTGGTGGTCTCAGCAACCTGGTAGCCAGCGTCGGCGATCACGATGTGGCCGCCAGGCGTGTAGTACGTGTTGCCCCGGCGGAAGACATGGTTGTTGGCCACGGCGTAGGCCAGGAGGCTCGGCGACATGTGGACGAGCCCCACGGAGTTCTTGAGGTTGAGCGCCAGGAACTCCTCGGCCTCAGCCAGAGCGACCTGAACCGAGGCCGAGGCACCGAGGTCGACGTCGTCGTCCTGGAGGCTGTGACCACCCGAGGCGTTGCTGGTGAGCAACTCCTGGGCGAAGGCGTAGGAGATGAGGTTCGGCCAGCGGTAGCGGACGTTGTCCTCCAACTCCTGGGGCGTCATCCACAGCGTGGAGCACTTGACGGCATCCCAGATCGAGAAGGCGGGCTGCTCGACGACGGTCGGGAACGTCCGGTTCGTGCCGGGCAAGTTCGTCGGCGCGCAGTCCGAGTCGTTGAACAGCAGGGCCGTGAAGTCGAAGGGCTGGAACTTGACACCCAACGGCCACCGCGAGTCGATCCCAGGGCGGGGGATGTTGTCCAGCAGGAGACCGACATCCCGCAGTGCGGGGGTCGGCAACTGGATGACGGGACCAAAGCCGGTGACAGCCACGTTTGGGCTCCTTGGCTAGAACGAGAAGGACCGCCCCGAAGGGCGGTCCAAGTCTCGCATCGTGGTCTAGGTCAGGTCGACAGCAGGTCTCGACCGTCGCAGTCCGCATCCACGTCGGCGACCTGAGCGCCGTTGTAGCAGAGCGGCACGTTCAGCATGTCGGCCGGGCAGGAGTCAGTGTCCACGATCCCCTCGAAGGTCTCGAAGAACATGGTGAACTCGTTGCGGCTGTTCGAGGTGTTGTCCCGGTAGATGTTGTTGCCGGTCACGCCGATCCGCAGTTCCCCACGGTCGATCAGGGCGAACTTCCCCGGAGGCGCCAGCAGGACGCTCACGCTGTCCGGCCAGGTGATCAGGTTGCTCGCACCAGTGCCCTGCGTCGGAGCAGCGATGCCCCAGGACGGGGTGTCGATGAACCAGTGCGGGTTGACACCGACGTTGGCCAGCATCCCGTTGACCTCGGAGAGGCTCGGCACCGTCTTGCGGCCGCCGTTCGTGTTGCGGTGGAGGAACATGTCCATGCGGAGGGCGTTCGCCAGCCAGCGAGGAGCCCACATGTCGATGGAGTCGAAGTCCCACCGCTGCCGCTCCTGGTAGCCGGTGATGTACATCAGCAGCGTGGAGGCCAGCGTCTCGTAGGCGCCGTACACCCGGCTCGGAGCCGTGATGTGGTTGACCGCCGAGCCCATCAGGTCGAGCAACTGCTTCTCGGCCATGCGGGCCGTGGCCGCCGCGAGCCGGTTGAGGTACGCCTCGACCAGTTCCGGGAAGGTCATCTGCAGCATGTTCTTGATGGTGATGCAGCGGTACACGCCGTAGAAGAAGTACTCGGTCGGCGTGGCGCAGGCGATCGTCTGGCAGGCCGCCTTCGTGGCGTTGCTGTCAGCGTCGTCGTCCTTGTCCCACAGGCCGTAGCCGGTGGTGATGTCGGAGAGCGACGGCGACGGGTAGATGCTCACGCAACCCCTGGGAGCCTGGAACTGGGGCAGGCTGTTGAACACCGGGCGGCGGTCCGTGTTCTGGCAGGAGAGGTTGTAGTACGGCGTGCAGGGAGCGCACAGGGCCGCCTGGATCTCGTCCGGCTCGAACCGGCTCAGGTTCCAGGTGTTGGTCGAGGCGGTGTCCAGCAGCACCCGGTCCTTGGCGTAGTTGGCCTTGACGCCAGCCACCGGGACCAGATCCTTGCTCGCACCGACGCTGCGGCCACGCTCCTGGAGGGCGAAGGACACGTCCTTCCAGGAGTCGAAGGACTCACCGGCCTTCTTGCCGGGCACGCCGTCGTAGGCGGTGACCGCACCCTTCGGAGCGCCACTCAGCGGGCGGGTCTTGGCGCCCACGCCCTTCTGGGGGGTGCGCCGACCGTTGGCCGTGGAGGCGACGGCGAGGGACTCGGCGCTCTCGGCGTCGACCTCAGCCTCGATCTCGGTGTCGGGCTCGACCTCGTCGACGTGGGTGGCGGCACCCGTATCGACCTCGTCGTCGGCCTCGGTGACGTCATCCTCATCGACGTCGCCATCACCGTCCGTGTCTTCGTCATCCTCCGGGTCGGCCACAGCCACCGAAGCGGCGGCGGCGGCGAGGACGGCCTGGGCGTTGGCCGAGGCGGCCTCACGCTTGGCGATCTCTGCCTTCACCGACTCGTGACCGGCAGTGGCCGCACCGACAAGGCCGATGTCACCGGCCTCCGGCTCGTAGTCACCGCTGGCGACGACCGACAACTTCCGGTGCAGTTCGGCACGCAGCGCCTCAAGCGCCGCGTCGTCCACTGCCGAAAGATCCGAGGGAACCTCGGGGAACTTGAGCATCGCCGCCTCCTAGTAGCGCGGTATGTCCTTGGTGTCGAAGTGTGGCTCACGTGGGCGAGGCCAGTCGACAGATCAGTCGTTGTTGCGCTCGATGACTTCGAGGAGGACGGCCTTCACCTCTCGGGGGATCTGGGCCTGGTCCACGATGATGCGAGTGTGGTGGCGGGCGCCGTACTTGAACGCCTCACGGTAGAGCCAGTCAAGGGCCAGTTGGGTAGCGGCCGCGGTGAGGGACTCCTCCGGTGAGCGCACGTCCTCCAAGAGGATGGGCGCCTCCTCGGGCTCAACCCTGGGCGCTGCCTTCTTGGCCACTCGCTTCGCTGGTGTTGCTGCCTTCTTCGCTGCTGCCATCGGGATCTCCGAGTGTCTCTCTGATGCGGCTGATGAGGTGCTCCAGGCCGAGATCCTCGACCACCACGGTCTCGTCGCAACCACAGGTCACGTCGAACGAGGCGGCGAGGTACTCGACCTCGTTGTCGCTGTCGGTCTCGAAGCGTGCCCGCGGCACGTCGAAGCCCTCGGCGTTCACCGAGCAGACGGCGTACAACTCGCCCTTGAGCCAGTGGCCGGAGATCCGGCTGGCCCGAGCGGCGTAGACGGCCTCCTCGGCGATGCCCGGCCGGACGATGCCGGAGATCCAGGGACCGAAGATGCCGTCAACTACGCGTACGTCGGCCCACGCGTTCTTGACGTCGGCGCAGGCGTTGTTGATCGCCTCGCGGGTGAACTCGTGGCCGCCGAGTAGGAAGATCGGGCCGGTGTGGACCGGGCCGCTATCCGTCAGGACGGTGGACTTGCAGTAGTGGGAGTAGTTCGTGCCGGAGCGGGGGATGCGCACGCAGCGGTCAACCCAGCCGTTGTGGCAGCCCTCCCACGTGCCGAGGTGGCCGTAGACCCAGCCGTTCTCGTCGATGGTGATCGGCGTCGCCTCGTTGGGCTCCTTCTGGAAGAACGCCTCCCTCGGAACCACGATCCCTGCCGAGGCAGCCAGTTCCATCTTCCAGCCGTCGACCGGCGGCGCCTCGTCCATACTGACGTACCAGTCAGTACCGGCGATGGTGAAGTCGCCCACGCTCATCGAGGCCATGATCTCGTTCTCGATCTCAGCCGAAGCGGAGGCGAAGGCCGGGGTCATCACGAGCGTCGTGGCTGCGATGCGGGACTCGACGAAGTTGACGAGGATCGGCGCCTCCATGTCCTCCCACTGGAAGTCGACCTCGACCGTCACGTCAGCCATGTCGATCGAGTTGCCGCGGAGGTAGCCGAGCCTCACGCCGTTGTACGCCTTGCGCCCCTCCTCGGTGTCGGCCAGCCAGCCCCAGCCCTCGACGTTGTTGCCGTCGACCTTCACGGAGTCGAGCCGACCCACAGCGAACGCACCGTCGTGGCCGCCGCCGGTCTGGAACTGGGCGGCGATGGAGAGCGGCAGTTCGCGGACCGAGAAGCCGGAGCCGAAGATCGTCCGGCTCATGCCACCTTCCTTGGTCCCCTCATTGAGGCGGGCCAAGGTAGGGAAGTGAACCCTCTGGGGCAGGAAGCCCTCCGGGGCACTGGTTGCGACCGAGCCGTAGGTGATGTCCACGAGAACTCCTTACTGCGGCTGCTCTGACCGCGGTGCGTTTGAGTCTCCCGCCCCAGGAGCGCCCCTGTCATTACCTGGACCCACCGAACTATCCGGCGCGGTGCTCGGATCCGGGCCTGGCGGCGATGCCCCCTTGATCTTCGTGAAGTCGATCTCCTCGGCCTCGGGGTTCTTCCAGAGGAACAAGTACGGGTCACCCGTCTTCCATCCGATCATGCGCACTTCTTCGATGTCGTCGGGGGCGTCCTCCTCCTGCACGGAGGCTGCGGCGCGCTGGGCGGCACGGCTCACGGCGGCGCCCGCGGCCAACTGGTTGAACTCCTCGGTGCGGTTCGGCCGCACGGTTAGGTTGGCCAGGTCGAACCACAGCGAGTAGTCCCTGACGTTGGCCTTGTCGGTGAAGTCGGGGGACTCAAGCAACTGCGGCCAGAGGAAGTCCTTGGTGAGCGCCCAGCAGAGCGCCACCAGGTCCGGGGTGACGTCGACCTTGAGGTGGACGTCCTGTGTCGACCACGCCGACCAGTGGTTGGACTCCGAGAAGCCCTCGACCTGCTCGGGCCGGAGATCGAGGCCGTGGAGGATGCGCTTGATGAGTTCGTCGCGCTGGGAGATGTCAGTGGCGAAGATCTCCCTGTCGAGCGGGATCCACTTGATCAACTGGTCGACCTCGGCCTGCGGGCCACGGAGGAGGATCGGCATGATCGCCGAGGGCTCGTCCGGGTGCATGATCGCCGTGGTGAACATCTGGATGATGTAGTCCATCAGCGGGTCTTCGCTGAGCCGGTTGGGGTCGCCGTTGGGCGGTTCGGTCGGCACGATCTGGAGCCGGTCGGCGATGTAGAGGATCCCGGCCATCGCCAGGCGGGAGGTGATCTTCGCCTTGAGGGACTGAGTCAGGAGGTCGAGTTCCTCGCAGATCAGGTCCAGCGCCTTGAGTGACGAGTCGGCCACGTTGGAGTACCGGGGGTGCGGGTTCCAGAGCCGGATCAGGATGTCGGTGTTGAGGTTGACGACCTGCTTGTTGTCGACGGTGGTGCCAGTGGCCTCCGGCTGGCGGACACGCCAGATCGGGGCGTTCGGGTCGACAGCGTTCGAGGACTGCAACTCGTCCGTGGAGAGGAAGTCGAACCACATGTACGGGGACTCTGGAGCCTCCGGGAAGCCGTAGATGTAGCCGTCGCCGGTCACCTTGGAGTTCAGGTAGTACCGGCTGATGAGGGTGGGGGTGCCGCCGTGCTCCGACTGGAGCGACATCACGAGATCCTGGGGGTAGCCGGACTGCTCGGTGAAGTCGTCGGGGCTGTTCCACTTGACGGCCATCAGGTTCGCTCGGGAGCACTCGCGCGCTCCGTTGTTGAGCCCGAAGTGGACCTCGCCGATCCGGTCGTACCAGGTCCACGCCCGCTGGTCGGTGACAGAGAACGACGGCCGGGAGCGGATCAACTGGTTGGGGTTCTGGATGCGGGTCGAGGCGATCGTTACCTCGGGCTGCTGCTTGCGCGTCCTGAACGTGACCATCAGTCCTCGATCCCGGCGTCACGCAGAGCGCCGACCACAGCATCCATGTCGAAGTCCACCCCGGCAGCCGCCATCTCCCGAGCATGGCGCTCGTGATCGAGGCAGGGCAGGTCGATCGGCACCGGCTGCAGGCCACGCTTGGCCCGCTCCTCCATGTAGATCAGCCGGTAGATCTCGGGGAAGGCGTCACGCAGACGCTTCATCGCCGCGGTGTGGGCAGCACGCACTGCGTTGCGGTTCGTCTTCCTGCCCTTGGTGGAGCGCCAGCGCCGGGTGGAAACAACGACTGGCGCCCCACCCATCTTGACGCGTATCGGCCGGGACGTCAGCCCTTGGCTCACGCAGGACTCGCACACCCCTCGGGTCCGCTCGAGGATGACTCGCGGAGTCCACGCGTCGCATAGACGGCACGCCCCATGGGCCAGAATCTCCACGTGGCGAGTGTAGACGTGGTCGTGGTAGCCCCGGCGATAGACCGGGACACCCTCACCAGGCAGATCTACGAGGCGGCCAGCCGGGCTGTCATGGAGATCGGGCGCCTCCTGCTGATCGGCAAGGAGGACATGGGCCGCCAGGCGTACGAGGCGTGGGTGGAGGACGAACTGCCGTTCGGGCTCGACACCGCTAGCCGGTACATGAGGATCTACCAGGCGTACTCGAACCTCGACGAGGCCACGCTGGCCAGGCTCCCCCGTCCTTGGCAGGCGCTCTACGCGCTGCGGGCCATCGACCAGGCTTCCCTGACGGCCCTGACCGAGTGTGGAGACGTGGGGCCTACCACGACCGTCAGGGAAGCGATCGCCATGGTACGTCAGTACAAGTCAGACCGGTGGACCGGTGAGCCCCTCAGCACCGGCCACGCCTCAGCGCGCAGCGTGGCCGATGCCGTGGCAGCAGATCTTATGACCCACCGTCCCTGCGATCTGAGTCCCCGACTGAGGGTGGCTCTGGACGCTTGGCTGATGGATCTCTGAACGTCCCTGTCGGCCACTCTCCAACCCAGGGGATCATCGACTGCTTGCGGTCGCGGTGAAGGATCGTGGGCCACTGGGCGTTCGGCCGGTCACCACGGAAGCGGCCGACCAGGATCTTGTGGGGACGCATCTGAGCGTCCAGGTCCATGCCCCTGAGCCTGATGCCGAACTCCGGCCAGCGGAGCCAGGTCGAGGAGCCGAAGGGGACGATGTCCCGCTCGCCGTTCGAGCCCTTCGGGGCGTGGTGCTCGATCATCACGGCGAAGCCGAACCGCTTGCGGAAGTTGTCGATCACCGAGAGGAACTCGTTGGCTGACTGCTCCATGTCGGTCTTGCCGTTGGCGTACATCTTGTACACCGGCCCCATGGTGACGAACTCGGGCTGGCAGTCCTGGAGGATGCGCTCCATGTGCATCTGGGCGGTGCGCTCACGCAGGTTGATTCCGCCCTCCAACCGCCAGATCCACAGGTTCTCTGAGTGGCTCAGGGGCATCCCGGCGCACTCGTCGATCAGGTCGAACTGGTCCTGGATGATGTCGACCGGGTTCTCGGCGTCGATCACCAGGCAGCGGCGCGGGGTGATCTTGTGGTAGCCGGAGGAGAACGGGTGCATCCCGTTGGCGACGAGCGTGGCCATCTGGCGGAAGATGGTCGACTTGCCGCCGCCCTCGGCCCCGACCACGAGCGCCCGCCACATCTTCCGCAGGATCGAGGGGACGATCCACTCGCCGCCTTCGATCTCCTGGTCGAGCATGGCCCTGAACTCGGCGGCGCGCTGGTAGTCCGCCGGGAGGGAGATCTCACGCGGCACGAGCCGCCGGTCGTCAGCGAGCGAGGCCAGCAGGTCGACGACGACGTCAGGATCCTTGCCGTCGTACACGGCGTCGAGGACTTCGCTGGTGGCGCTGATGGCGGCCCGGAGGCGTGACATCCTCACGACGCGCTCGGCATAGGACTTCGCCGAGGAGATCGCTGGCGTGGTCATCTGCAAGTCGAGCAGGAGCCCGGTCCCGCCGATGTCATCAAAGACTGACGCATCAGTCAGTAAGCCTGCTACTGACACAGCGTCAACATGAACGCCCTTCGCGTACAAGGTGAGCATGGCGTCGAACACGTACTGGTGGGCAGGCTTGTAGAAGTCCTCAGCCAGGAGGATCGGCAGGACGTCGGCCAACGCCTGGGCTGAAAGCAGACAGGCTCCGAGCACGGACGTCTCGGCGCCCATGTCGTGCGGCGGGACTCGCGGATCAGACATCGACCGGCACCCAGTCCCCGCCAGCGGTCCGCTGGCCGCGGCCTGGACCCCACGGAGAGATCTCCTCCTGGACCGGCGGCGTGTCCAGATACCGCTCCTGGTTCAGGAAGGTCGAGGGGTGCGGGATGAACCTGATCTCAGTCTTCGACCGCGCCCAGAACTCAGCCCATCTGACCGTTCCCTGCATCAGAGCGTCCGACGCGCGAGACCTGAATGCCTTGAGGGCGGCAGGCTTCCCAACCTTCCTCGGGTACATCGCCCAGAACGCCTCGAACTCACGTGAGGCGCGCGTTATTGGGTTCTCTTGGGTTGTTCTTTGGGTTTGTCCCTCACCATGAGGGACCCGGGTGACTCCCTGTGAGGGACCCCCTCCCTCACCATGAGGGACCCTCGGAGGCATCTCGAATCGGTAACGGCAAGGCTTTCCAGCCGTCGAGTTGTCCTCCAAGAGCGTGAGGAGTCCGTCATCCCGGAGTGCCTTCACGGCCCGCTCTGTCGTGGCGTGGCTCGTTCTCGCCTTCTCGCACAGCCTGGCCTGCGACATCCAGAACTCGTTGTCGTTCTGGTCGTTGACGCTGTCCGCGATGGCCAGGTGGACGACGAAGGCCGCCCCCTTGTAGGGCGAGTGCCGGAACACCCAGCCCATGGCCTCGGCGCTCACTTCGGTCCCCCCGGTGAGCGGTCGCTGGTAGTCTTCACATGGACCTCCTCATCAGGTCGTAGGAAGAACCCCCGGAGCGGAAGCCGGGGGTTCTTCGCGTTCCGGGGCATGGTACACCCGGCCGCTTCCTCCCCCGTTGAGCGTCCTGACGTATACTGTCTCCATGCGTTACCCACACCACCTGTGCATCAGGATCACCGACACTCAGATGGACACCCTGCAGGCGGTGCTGGATCGGCTGGAGGCCGACACCGAGACACCGCAGTCGAACGCTGACGGTATCCGGTGGCTACTCGAACGACCTGCCGTTCAGCGATTCGCGGAGGGCAAATGAAACGGACCCAGATCAAGCGAGGCCCGAGCCAGCGGCTACGGAACTTCCAGAAGGAACTCGACGCCGTCACCCCTCAGATCCTTGAGCGCGGGTGTGAGTTCGGCCGCTACGCCGACCGCAAGGCCGAGCCGCCCGAGATCCCCAACGTCTGGCTGTGCGCCGGGCACCTCGTCGTCCACCATGCCAAGGGTCGCCGGGTCCGGGGCGCCAACGAGCCCGCCAACCTCCGCTGCCTCTGCGATCGCCACCACGTCTTCGCCCACAACCACTCTGAGTGGGCTCGCGAAGTCGGGCTCATGCTGTCGAGGATCTGATGGAAGACGAGTACCACCTCAACGTCAAGATCCCCGGCTGGCTCAAGGAGCAGATCATCGCTCAGGCCAGGCCGGGGGAAGGCATCTCATCCACCGTCCGGCGGCTCCTGCTGTCGGCCATCATCAACAAGGACGTACCCCATGAATGACGACGGCTGGGTCTTGAAAGTGGCCTCCGGTGACACCGCCGAGGAGGTGATGACCCCCCACGCTCGCGTCAAGGACATGGCGATCTCCTTCACGGACCACTACCTGGCCCGGATCGCCGAACTGGTCGCGCAGGGCTGCTCCGACAACGTCGAGCAGCGGGCCGCCACCTACGGCGCGCTCTGCGCCCTCACGGCCTTCTGCGAACTGACCATCGTGTCCACCGAGCGCCAGGTCGAGGCTGGTCACGGCACCTTCCAGGATCTCGTGCAGAAGGTCTCGGCTGCCCACGGAGCGTGGGTGCCCTCGGCCACCACCTCGCTGGCTCGGGCCTACATCGACGCGGTGAACGAATGACCTGGGTCGAGCCCTCCTTCGGGACAGACTGGGCCGCCGAGGACAAGGTCCGCCACGCCAGCAAGGAGAAGAACACCGAGCCCCAGCCGGAGAAGTGCAAGCAGTGCGGCCAGTTGGTCCGCAAGGCGTATCTCTCCGGTTCCGGCGTGGACATCGTCGCCCTTGGGCAGGAGATGTCCTTCGAGCCGGATGCTGTCGTCGGCGGGGACTTCTTCTTCGCTGGCCACATCGCCTATCCACTGCGTGAGGACGAACGTCCTGACGTGTCCAACCTCCCCTTCTTCAAGGAGCACCGATGCCCAGGCTTCAAGTCCTGAACTCACGTATCCCTTGCTGCGGGCTACTGGTCCGGCTGCGGCCGCAGACCAAGCCCGGAGCCACCTTCCTCATCCGCTGTGTTCACAAGCCACACGGCCAGCGGGTGACTGTCGTTCGCGATGGCGAGCGGCTCCGCTGCGTGTGGTGGGAGGAGCACAATGATCAAGAACCTGATCCGGTGGGAAGTGACCGTGCGTATGCCGGGCACGACTGACACCGTCGAACGTGTGTTCGATCCAGGGCAGTCCGAAGAACTCACTCGCTACCTCAAGGAGATGAACGAGTTCTTCCCGGAGTGCTCTGTGAAGGTCCATCACGTCTACGAAGACTGAGTTCGCATGGTTCGTCGGTAAGCAGTTGACCGTATACTGTTTCCCATGAGCCATCCCGCACCGTTCTCGAAGGAGATCCTGGCCCAACTCTCAGCCCTGACAAAGGACTGGGAGGGGCCGATCCTGGATCCCTACGCCGGTACGGGGCTGATCCACGAGATGGGACGCGACGACACGTGGGGCATCGAGATCGAGGAGCCCTGGGCGAAGATGCACGAGCGCACCGCCTGGGGGGATTCCACCACTCTTACTGTGGCCCCGCTCAACCCGGAGAACGTCTCAGTGAACGGCGGGCGCTCGTTCTTGCCCCGTCCTCACGCCATCGTCACCAGCCCCGACTACGGCAACCGATTCGCCGACAACTACCTGGGCACGCAGGCCGAACAGGCCGAGCGTGCCGCCACAGGGAAGCACCCCAGACGCAGGGGCTACGCCCTCAGCCTCAACCGTCCGGTCACGCCGGGAAACGGGGCAGGGCACTACTTCTGGAGCCCCGAGTACAAGCGCATCCACTCCGACGTCGCCATCGCGGTGACAAGGGTGATGCTGCGCCCCGCCAACCTGGCGCTGAACGTCTCGAACCTGTTTCACGACGGCATCGAGCACCCGGTCGTCTCCTGGTGGGTGGCCAACTTCGGCCAGCGTGGCTGGGTGATGGTCGACGGCGTCCCCGTCAAGACCAAGCGCTACAAGGACGGCGCCAACCGGGAGGCTCGCCCCTCCTCGGAGTGGATCATCCACATGAGGCTCCCATGAACCTCGTCAGCGTCTCCAACGGAATGCGCAACCTCCCCCTCGGGGAAGTCGCCCAGCAGGCCACCAGAGCGGCCCGCGAGATGATCTCCATGACAACGCTCACCGGCCACATCCAGCAGATCGAGTACCTGATCGCTCAGCGTGATGCCGGGGCCGCCATCGTCTTCCACTTCCGCCACACGCAAGGTGGGGACGCCTACTCCGACGAGTGCCTGGTGGTCATGGAAGCCACCCGGCGTCTGGAGCGGGCCATCGGCCAGCGGGTCTTCGCCATGCAGGAGAAGGGCGTCCTCAGAATCAGAGGCCAGTCCGACAAGTCGATGAGGGGCATCCCGTCGTTCAAGGACATCCTGCCTGCCAGTGACGCGAGGAGCGCCTCGCTGGCCTTCGCCCGAGCCACCCAGGAGGAGTTCGATCACGCGTTGCTGGTCTGCCTCGAACGGGGCATGTGCGGCATGAACTCCGTGCATGACGAGATCCTCGGCAAGAACGATCGGGCTCGCAATCCGCAGTCCGACAAGGTCGTGGTCGAGATGCTCGGCCACTTGGACGGGGTGGTGGCCGGGCTCGCCATCGCCAACCCCGAAGACGTGAGCCCAGAAGTGGCGGCCGAGTTCTCGTCCGTCGCCCGAACCCACATGCGGGTGATCACCCGCTTCATCAAGGAGATGAACCTTGCCCACGCAAACACGTGAGCGGCTCGTCCGAACGGGGGACATCCGTTGGGTGCCCATCGAGCGGATCCGAGTCTCTCCCCTCACCCAGCGGGATCTGCGAAGCCACTTCGTGGATTACCTCGCCAGTGAGTTCGACCCGGACGAACTCGGCTACCCCGTCATGTCCTTCCGGGACGGCTGGTACTACGTCATCGACGGCCAGCACCGTGTCGCCGCACTGCGCGCCATGGGCTGGAACGATCAGATGATCGAGTGCGAAGTCCGTGAGGGCCTCTCCGAGCAGGAGGAGGCTGAGATGTTCCTGCGGCGCAACGACCGCCTGAACGTCTCCCCCAACGACAAGTTCAAGGTCGCCGTCCAGGCCGGACGGGTGCCCGAGAACGAGATCGCTCGGATCTGCTTCGAGAACGGCTACGCCGTCCCCGTCGCTGGCTCGACCGGCTCCAACGGGGATGAAGCCACGGACATCACCCACATCCGCTGCCTCGCAGCCCTCCGTCGCATCTGGGACGAGAACGGCTCCGAGGGGCTCGACCGAGTCCTCAAGTTCATCAACCTCGCCTACGGCAAGGAGCCCGCTGGCAACATCGTGGCTGGCTTCGGCCTCCTGATGAACCGCTACGGCGACGCTCTCGTCGACGAGGAGGCTGCCCGCAAGTTGGGCAGTGCTCGTGGAGGCGCTCGGGGCCTGCTCCAGCGGGCTGAGGGCATCCGCCGGGCGACCGGTCGGCCCAAGGCTCAGTCGGTGGCTGCGGCTGCGGTCGACGTCATCAACTCCGGCCGTGGGGGCCACCGCCTGCCGAACTGGTGGGCTGCGTGATGATCGGCTGGATCCTCGTATCCCTGCTCCTGCTGGGGCTCTCCGCTGTGGGAGCCCTGGCAGCCAGCAGCAAGGTCGAAGACGACTACGAGACCCGACAGAGGGGGGAGCCCGTCTACAAGTACGAGGGCACCCCTGCTCGCGGGATGGCCGTCTTCGGCGCAGGCTTCTTCCTGTGGCTGCTGGTCACGGCCTTCTTCTCGTTCCATACGGTCGGCTCCGGTGAAGTCGGGGTCGTCTACCGGTTCGGGAAGATCGTCGGCCAACGTGACCCTGGCGTGCAGATCTTGCCGCCCTGGGAGTCGCTGTCGAAGCAGTCGATCAAGGTGCAGAAGTACCGGTTCCAGAAGGACAAGGGCCAGGGCCAGGAGATCGTGGCCTTCTCGTCAGAGACCCAGGACGTGTTCTTCGACGTCACCCTGAACTACTCCTTGGACAAGAACAAGGTCCAGGACTTGTTCAAGAACGTCGGCAAGAACTGGTTCGAGGTGCTGGTGCCCGCGAGGGTCCACAACTTCTTCAAGGAGGAGACGGTCCCCTACACGGCTGACCAGATCGCTCCGCACCGAGAGGACATCCGCAAGGCCGTCAAGGCTCGGCTCGCGGAGGATCTGCGCAAGTACTCGATCACGGTCAACGACCTGCTGATCGACAACCTGGACTTCTCGAAGCAGTACAAGCAGTCCATCGAGGACAAGCAGGCTGCCAAGCAGAAGGCCCAGGAGGCCCAGGCTCAGGTCGCCACAGCCACCGCTCAGGCCAACCAGGCCATCGAGACCGCCAAGGGTTCCGCCGAGTCCGTGAAGATCGCGGCCGAAGCGGAGGCCGCAGCGAACAACCTTGTGGCACAGTCCTTGACGCCGGAACTGATCACGTCGCACTACATCGACAAGATCGCCCCCGGAGTCAAGGTGATCATCACCGATGGGAAGTCACCCATCATCGTCAACACGACCGGCACGGCTGACGCCGCCGCCGCAGCCGTAGCAGGAGGCTAACCATGAGGAAGACCCTCGTGGCCGTCGCTGCCGTCCTCTCCTTCGGGGGGGCGGCAGTAGCCGGTCACGCCCAAGCCCAGTCCTTCCCGCTCTGCGGGGGGAACCAGAAGATCCAGCAGGCCCCGGTGACCTGCACCAACTCGAAGACGTTCACCTTCGGGACGCTGCAGCGGACCGTGACCATCGTGCTCAACGTCCCCGCGGACGGCAAGGGCTCCACGGTCACCTACACCCTGGACAAGCCGGTGCCCCAGCCGTTCCCGATCCGAGTGGTCGCCCATGAGGGCACCTCGGGTGCGGGCGGCGCGGTGGACTCAGACGTGTCCGGCACCTTCCCGGCCAACTCGGTCGGCCCGGTCACGCTGACCTTCACGGTCGGCTGCGGCCAGATCGACATCAAGGCCGTCTTCACTGGCAACGGTCAGGCCAACGGCCGAGTCGGTGGCCCGTACGTCTGCGCCTCGCAGGTCGTCTCCACCACCACCACGCCGACGACCACGGTCCCCGCGACCACGGTCCCTGGGCAGACCACGGTGGCCACCACCCCGACCACGGCCGCATCGGCCACGGTCTCCCCGGCCACGCTGCCCGCGACCGGGAAGGGCTCCAACGCTGCGCCGGTTGCCCTGGTGGCCCTGGCCCTCGGTGGGCTGCTCGTCTACGCCACCAGGCGTCGGCTGGCATGACCACACAGTTGCCGGGGGACAACGTCCCCATCGTCCAACCGGCACCAGTGCCGTTCACCGTCAGGGAGGCCACCGCAACCCTCCCTGACGGCACGGAGCGCTGGGTGTTGATCTTCAACACCCAGTCCCAGGAGTCCCACTACTTCTTCGAGGAGAACGTGGAGCAGTGGCTCTACGAGGCGCTGCAGAGGCGCCGGGGCGGCCTGGTGATACCGAAGATGGCCAACGGGACCGGTCCGATGCCCGATCTGGGCGCCGATCCCTTCCGCAACCTGCGGTAGTACCTCAGACGACGTCGAAGTGCCGGGAGTGATACCTCCCGGCCTCGACGTGGACCCTTGTGGCCTCTCTGTTGCGAAACGCCTGCTTGTAGCGGATGCGGAGTTGGTTCGAGAGGTCTGAACCGATCTTGGGGCCGATTCTGGGCGCCGGAGGGTGCCACAGGTGGTAGCAGAAGTCGTTCACACGGCTCGCGGGGCCGTAGAAGGTCGTCAGAGCGTCCGCCCAGGCCGAATCCTCCCCTCCCCAGCCAGCGAAACGGCAGTCGATGGGAATGTCCTCGATGACCGATCTGAGGCACACAGTGCCCGCTCCGGCCGCCGTTTGGGTGTACGGAGGGTCCACGAGGTTCTCCGGGTACCCCCCGACGAGGCTGATATGGGCTCCCAGGAGCACCTTCTCGGTGGCTTCCTGGGTCAGTCTGAGCACCTGATGGTGGCTCCTGACCCACGTCTGGCCGCTCTGGACGCGCTCCACGGCCTCGAACACGCCCGGAATCCACGTATCGGCGTCGATGACGGCCACGATCTCGCCTGTGGAGGCGCTCAGAGCCCTCTGGACGGCCACACCCTTGCGCCAGGGGCCATCTGGGTCGTCTGAGGCCCAGATCAACTCCCAATCGGGCGCTGCGGCCCTCCAGAGGCCCTTCACGTGCCTCCAGAGGCGGTCTCGGACCGGATCTCCGGGCCGGAAGGGCACCAGGAGGCTAATCACGGCAGATCGAGGTCCAGAGAGGCCCCAGAGCCTCCCAAGACCGCTCTGAGGCCCATTCGGAGGCCCGTTTCGCCAGCAGAGGGCCGTGAATGGTCAGAACGCGCTCGATTTCGTGCGCAAGACCCCTCGGAGAGCACTGGTAGACCTCGAATCGGCCTCCGGGCATCGTTTCGATGCTCCTGACGCTCGCAGGGACCAGCGCGGCGCCCTGCCACTTGTTCTGAGGCCCCACGTTGGTCGTGATGATGGGTCTGGAGCGCGCTGCGGCCTCCTGGATGGGCAGACAGAGCCCTCCGAAGCGCCGAGGCAGCACGAAGATCCCCCTCATCTGCTTCCATGCGATCTTGTAGGAGTCCTGGATGGGGCCGAGCCAGATGACGGTGGCCTTGCCGATCTCCTCGTAGCCCGCCTTGCCGCCCAGGATCGTCACCAAGGTCGACTCGTGGAGGTACTGGAGCGCATCGAGCAGGTCGCCGGTCCCGTTGCGGTCCCACATGGCGTCCGAGTGGACGTGGCAGATGGTCCTGTGGCCGTCCCAGCCTTCGTCCGACGCCATCACCACCGGCATCGGGACGACTCGGGTGCCCTTCGGCAGCCTGTCCATGCGCCAGTCGGTGGGCGCCAGGTTCACGTCGGCCGTGTCGGTGGCCCTGAACATCTCCGGGTTGCAGTGGTTGATGGTCAGCACGCCCCGTCTGCGCGCTGCGGTGGGGATCGCTGTGCCGTAGAACGTCTCCGCGGTCAGGATCTTGTCGATCCCGTAGCAGAGCCAGCGCGCTTCGGCGTCTGTCGGCCCTCTCGGGGTGATGCGCACCTCGGCCTCGGAGTCGACGTACCGAGAGACGTCGGCGTGACCCCTCGTGATGTGCCGGGAGTGGACGACGAGCACCTTCTCCGGCTTGAGGTGGTTCGCCATCTCCCACGTCTGGTTGCCGAGCCCGCCGTTGTCTGCCCTGGCGATCAACGCCAGCCGTGTCACTTGATGGCCTCGAAGACGACGGACTCCGACTCTCTGGCGTCCAACTCGCAGTCGCCGTACCGGCCGAGGCCGAAGTGCTCGAAGTCCGTGTCCGTGAACAGCGAGAACAGGTAGAGGGGCGTGTACAGCGACCGGCGCGTGCCGTGCCAGGTGAGGTAGCGCAGCAACTTGCCGTCGAGAGTCCGCTCGATCTCGTCAGCGACCGGGAACCACTCGTCGTTCCCCTTCTGCCAGTTGACGATCGCCTTCTCGAAGTCCATCTCGACGATGCGGAGAGCGCCACCGGGACGGAGGACTCGATGGCACTCCCCGAGCAACTTTGGCACGGAGTCGGGCTCGACCATGTGAAGCATGTGCCCCATGAAGATGAAGTCGACCGAGCCGCTGTCGTAGAGGATCCCCTCCTTGACGACGTCCATCAGGACGACCGCACCGTTGCCCGAGGGCTCGCAGTCGATGTTGACCCAGCCCTCACGGACGTCGAGGCCGCAACCCAAGTTCAGCCTCATGACGGGATCTCCTCCAAGACGCGGGAGGGGACCACTGGGTGGATCCTCTCCGGGGCTAGGGACGATGCGAGATCGAGGGACCATAGTTGGGAGCGGTAGTGATGGATGGCTTGCATCTTCCGCCGCATCAGGTCTAGTTCCTGCGGGACGTAGATCGCGTCACTCACTACCCAGCCCCGACCGCCGAGAAGCAGGATCGCCTCCCTGACCGACTCGGGGTACAGCACCCGCGACGGTGCGTCCTCGTAGACGAAGATCTCCCTGCCCTCCTGGGGGAGGAGCATCTCCATCGCACAGCGGGCGACCAGTTCGTGGTCCGGGTGGACGAGGCCGAGCGGGACGTACACCGGACCGAAGGCCATGTCGAGGTGCGGCTTGAGCGCGGCCTTGATCTGCTCCGGGTTCTGCTCGATGCCGTACTGCATGTCCAGGAAGTCGAGGTGGTGGGCTTCACAGCGGAGGAAGGCCAGAGCGTCCTTGTCCTCGACCCGCCTGCGTCCCATCGCCTCGGCTCCTGACGAGAAGCCGCAGTCGAAGTCGTACTTGGTGAGCGGCAGGAAGCCGGGGATGCCAGCGAGCACGGTGACAACCGAGACCGGCACCTCGTTGCGCGCCAGGAAGTCACCCAGCGACAGCACGGCGTCGTCGAGGTGGGGAGAGATGATCGTGATCACGCGCTCACCCAGCAGTACAGGTTGGGGTGGGTGTCGGTGTTGATCTCCCGGAGCCGGAAGCCTGCGTCGGCCACGGCCTTGGTCAGGCTGGCCGCCGAGAACAGCGTGTAGTGGACGTTGTACGTCCAGTCGCCGTAGGCGTCGTCCTGGCCGCCCATCAGCCGCCAGTTGACCCCGTTCATGAACGTCCGCTCCATCTCCTCGGGGATCCGCTGCAGGAGCCTCGGGTCACGGCTCACCCACCAGTGCATCACCGTCCCGGCGTCCGGGACTTGGATGAAGGCCAGCGCGCCGGGCTTCAACACTCGGCGCCACTCGCCCAGCGTCTTGCCCACCGTGCGGTAGGGCATGTGCTCCAGGATGTCGACGGCGCGGATCTCCTCGACGGTCCAGTCGGGGATCATGTTCAGGTCGTCTGCGCTGGCCACGATGTCAGGTTCGTTGGCGGGGTCGATGTCGACCGTCGTCCAGCCCTCCATCCTCTCCTGTCCTGCGCCGATGATGAGTTTCACTGCACTCCCATGATCTCGAACGCCTTCTGCAGGCGATGGCGGTACGTGTGTCGCTCCTTGATCAAGGCCATGGCGTTGGCGACGATCTCCTTGCGCCGCTCGGGCGGTAGGGCGAGGGTGACCTTGATCTGGTACTCCAGGTCCGACAGGTCGGCCGAGCGATACGTCCAGATGTTCTCGCCGTGGACGAAGCCCAACTCGTCGAGGATCTGGACGTAGGGGGCGACCAGGAAGCCGCCGCGGCCCAGCGTCTCGAAGTAGCGGTCGGAGATGTAGTGGGTGTTGCCCCGCAGGGAGAGGTTGTCGCCGACCACGACCTTCACCGAGGCGTACAGGTCGTTCAGGTGGCCCTCACGGATCGTGCCCCGGCCGTTGGCCCCCCAGGCGGCGAACTCCCTCTGGTAGCGCCTCTGGAGCCACAGCACCATCGTCTGGCGGAACGGCCACTCCTCGGGGTGGTAGTTCTTCCACGAGCCGACGAAGGCCAGCGGGGAGACGTACTCAGGCATCCTGATGCCCTCATGTACGGCGTCGGAGACGACCGCGGGCGGCATGAACCAGTGGTTGATGCCCATGGAGTGGAAGTAGCGCTCGCTGGAGGCGTTGCCGTCCGGCGTGAAGACGTAGCCGGTCGTCCAGAACGGGTCGCGGCGCATCTTCTCGGCCCGCTTGAGCCCCAGGTACAGGTCGAGGTGGTAGGAGGCGGTGGTGATGCCCTTCTCCTCGAACCGTCGCCACGTGTCGGTCGCCATCGGTGGCAGGCCCCACGTCCTCGTCCAGAGGAACAGGTCGGGCTTGAGGTTCGACACCTTGGCCTCCAGGCGCCGCACGAACCGCTCGTTGGCGTCGTGAGGCTCCTGGACCTTGCTCACCCGGTGGCCGTTGGCCTGCATCTCCCTGGCGAGGTGGACCTCGGTGCAGTGGTCGTGCTGGAAGTTGCCGAGGTAGACGACCTCAGCCACGGTTGATCTTCCGGCTGGCGCGGGCCCGCTTGGCCTTGGCTCGGTTCCGCTGCTTGCGCAGGTCCGGGGGGACCACCGAGCCGGTGTGCTTCGAGCGCCGCACGCCCGCCACCTCGTTCAGGCCCTTAACGGCCGCCGAGGCGCGCCGGGCGGCCTCCTTGAGGTCGAGAGGCTCGGCCTCGGCCTTCATGGTCTCGTTCTCCATGTCTCCTCCTATGAGATCTCGTGGCCGTCCGCGATCATGCGGGCGTAGATCTCCACGATCTGGTGGGCATCCTCGGACGTCAGATCCTTCCACTCCATGTGATGCTGACGGAGGTACTCCTGGACCACGTTCGAGTGCGACGGAGGGAGGGGCTGGATGTGGAGCCCCTGGTACAGGACGGAGTTGCCGGTGAGGGGGACGTAGGTGGTCCGAGGCTGGGTGGCCTCCAAGAACGCCTTCTGCCGGAGGTCGGCGAGCAACTCCTGTCGCTCCTGCTCCTTCTCGGCCAGTTGACGCTTGCGCTTGGCGCCGGGTGCCGAGACGCCGAAGCGTCCCAGTGGTGAATGGATGTGCCAGGTCATGTCTCCAGGATACACCCAGTCAGCACACCGCCGTATACTGGCTACATGATCGTCACGCTGTACCTCAACGAGGAGGAGTCGGCCTACGTCAAGCGCCTGTGTGGGCGCCGGAAGTGGTACGAGGCCGCCGCCATCAGGGAAGTGCTCAACGCCCACCGGATCGCCGAGGCGGTCGCGGGTGTGGACGAGACCGACGAACATCCGTTGCAGTAGCAACATCTTCTGGGAGAATGTCGTATGCCGGGATGGAGGGCTGTGGTGGGCTCCGTTGAACTCAAGCGGGTTGTAGACGGGCGTGACATCAACATGTATCCGCTCACCGGCACCATCGACCAGCAGAACAAGCAGTTCGGCGAGGCCGTCATGGACGTGACCGCCGAGTTGAACGATGCTGCCACCAAGTACAAGAACGGGAACATCGACGCCTGGGGCTTCGTGGCCCAGTTGGAGATGTCCAAGGCCGCCATCGAGGGCTTCATGAGAGGGGTTCGAGGCTGATGCTGTTCTACGCCGTCGCCATGGGGATCATCGCCGGGCTGATCGCCGGTCTCCTGATCTTCTGCATCCAGGAGCACCTGGACCACCGCAAGACGGTGGACTGGGAACTGAGGCAGATCATCAAGCACCAGACCAAGAAGATGGACGAGGAGGAATCATGGCTCTGAGAGCGTTCATCGGCGCGCTCGGCTTCACCGCGATCTTCACGGTGGGGGCCTGCGAGCCGGGCATCACCCCGCCACCCCCGCCTCCGGTCCCTGTGCTGCCGCCGGTCACCCCGATCAGCCAGTGCAAGGACGTCTTCCCGGACACCTACACCCGCCCGGTCCCCACCGGACGGCCGATCTTCCTGCTGCCGTCCACCAAGGACCAGCGGAAGATCATGTGGCTCGACCGCTCCTGCAACTACTGGTACGTCGGCCCCTATGACCCGGCCCACGCCCCGTACTTCTGCTGGTACCGGCCCGACCTCGGTGACCGCTACTACGCCAACTACGACCAGGCCATGTTCGTCGGCGTCCCACCCCAAGCCTGCCCAGGAGATGCACTGAGATGAAGCGCGCCATCCTCGCCGCCCTCGCCATCGTGTTCGTCGGCACAGCCTGCGAACCAGCGATCACCCCGCCGCCGGTCCCGCCGCCGGTCACCTACCTGTTCAAGGAGATCTTCTGGTCCTCGGCCGTGGACCCGCTCGCCAAGCCGCCGCGGCCGGAGCCCCACTCCTGCGCCATCCTGGCCGAACCGGCCGACCCGACGCTCCACGCGCCGTACTCGACGGTCGACACGTTCTGGAACGCCAACGGCTGGGCCTTCTGGACCGCCTGCGTGATCCCGTCTCGCGACTCGGGCCGGGCGCTGCCGGTGGTGAAGATCACAGGTGACCCGAACGAGCACACGATCTTGGTGCTGGACTTCCACCTGGACACCGCCCCGGTCTTCGGACGGGGCTCGGGCCACTACTCGTCCTTCAACGCCACCAACGTCGCCGTGTGGCGCAAGACCTACATCGAGGCCACCGGCTAGTGAGCGAATGGACCGAAGGTGTCCACATCGAAGGCGGGACGCTGGAGGGCCAGCCTTGCGTCAAGATCTGGGTCGCGCGCCCTGACGACGAGGGCGTGATGGAGCGCTTCGACCTGATCTTCCCAGCCGAGCAGGTGTTCCACCTCTGCGAGGCGCTCCACGAGGCGGCTACCGTGGTGCTGCTCGAACAGGAGATGTGATGGACGCGAAGATGCAGGCCGTCTACTGCCCGCATGGTGTGCCGGTCGCCTACGAAGGCGTCGTCACCCGCGACGAGGAACTGCCCGAGTTGCAGGTCTGCGAGGCGTGCGCCGCTGAATAGGAAGACCCCGGCCGAACCGCCAAGGGGGGACTGGCGGACCGTTACCGGGGTCTACGAGCAGTATACGCCTGGCTGCTTACTGGTTGTTGGACCAGAAGGGCGAGCGGTAGTGGGAGACGTGGGTGGCCAGGGTGCGCCGGTCGTCGGCGTCGAGGATCCGCTGGGCCATGGCGTAGCCGCTGCCGTTAGAGCGGGCGATGCCGTCGATCGACCAGTGGTCGATGCGGTCGGGGTCGACGATGGTGGCGTCCATGTCCTCCCACACCGCGCCAGGCACCACCATGGGAGTGGCGACGAGCACGACGTCAGGGAACCAGGTCTCGACGATGGTGCCGTCAGGGCGGCGGGTGATGACCAGCGCGTAGGACTGGCCGGGGCCGAGGTCGATGGGGCTCACAGTCTGTCCTCCGAAGCGATGAGGGGCTGGCCGTCGAAGTGGCACGCCTCGATGAGGCGGCAGATGGCGACGTTGCGGCTCACGCCTCTGCGCTCACACCAGGCGTCGAGCGCGCTGACGTGGGTGGCTGGGAGCCTGAGTGTGACGCGCTGGGCGTCGGTGAAGAACTTGGGCGTACTCATGTTCGCTCCTTGCGGGGGCCGACGTAGATGAGGGCACACAGGATGCCCAGGCTCATGCCCAGCGCGAGCCAGGCCAACACGTGGATGATCGGCTGCAAGGCCATGAAGACGAACACCTTGAGCAGGAAGACGGCGACGTTCACTTGAACCGGTCCCTGGCGTCGTCGCGGATGTCTTCGAGCAGCATGATGATGCGGATGGCGGCGCCGATGATGAGGCCGCCCACGATGGCGAGCCAGGTGTTCATCGCCGGTTGTCCCAGAACAACTTGGCGCTGGTGATGATCAGGCGGCACGTGCAGCCCGGCACCTGGCAGAAGGTGTGCGACCCGGCCGAGTTCACCTGGATGGCGTGGGCCGAGTGGAAGTGGAGGCACATGTCGCACCGGAGGGAAGGCTCGGGGGGTAGCCAGATCGGCATGAGGAGCCGCTGCTCGGGGCTCATTCCGGGTCTCCCTTCACCAGTTTCTTCAAGTAGTCGTACATCTCGTCGCGCACGGCCCGAAGGGACTCGATCTCGGCCGCCGCCAGCCCAAAGAGCAGGCAGTTGGTGTGGCCGTGGTCGAAGTCGCGCTCCGGCACCGGGCAGTACATCTCGTCGTGGCAGATCCTCGACCGAAGGTGGCCGGGAAGCGCGGCGATCAGGTCGTCGTACTCATGCCCCTTCTCCGGGGCGGTCCCCCAGTCGTCGTGTGCCGCGGCCCGCAACCGCTCAACTTCGGCCGCGACGGCATGGGTGTCGATCCCATCGACGTACACCTCCACCGGGAACTGGGAGTCGGCCTTGAGTTGCCGCAGCAGCCAGTCCAGATGGTCGGCGGGTGAGTAAGGCGTCTCCGTCAGATCCCCCAAAGGCTCGTTGGCCCCGTTGCGAGGCCGAGAACTGACCGGATCGTGGATGATGTTGCGCTCACTCACGGCACGACGTCCTTCTCGGCGAAGCGCACAGTGCCGGTGACAGCCTTGATCGGCAACTGCTCGATCACCTTGGCGACCCCCAGCGAGCGGGAACGACCCTTGGACTTGCAGTACAGGTCAAGCCAGGCGAGATGGGTCTCGGGGATCCGCAGGGTCACCGCCTTCGTGGGGACTGAGTACAGACGGGGTCTGGGCATAACGCAAGCATAACACCCGCTGCTTACCCGGAAACGGGTTTCGCTGTCGCTTATGGGGGTTATGGCAAGCGATTCATTCTTGGCAGCAGCCTCTCGCCCTAGTGCGGAGCACCCACCGGGTCGATGGCAGACCGGGCGCGGTTCGGCCGCCCGCCAGACAGTGCCAGCGGGCGGCCGAACGTCAGTGCGTCAGTGCGCCTACCGGGTCAGCGTTGCAACGGCCGCACGCTGGGCTAGCGCACGGCGGCCACGCCAGGATCCTGACCAGGACCGGCCGGTGGCCGCCTCAGTGAACGTCAGCGCTGTCGCCTGGTCTAGCGCCGTAGGGTCGAACGTCAGCGTGACGCCAGCGCCCACCTTGACGCTGGCACCAGGACTGACCGCGACGCGCTCTGTCGCCTGCAGTAGGCGGGCGCACCAGGCGGCCGCCTCTGGGCTACTGGTCAGCCGTGCTCGCACGGCCGCTGGTGACAGGACTGCCACCGCGTCAGCGTCCGTGACAGGCGGGCGGCCGGTCCTGCCGACGCCAGTGCTCGCGTGGCTCCGCTCCGGTAGGTGCCAGGCGGTCGCGTCGGCCGGGCGATGGGTCAGGTCAAGCGCTGGGATCGTGCGCTCCACCGTGATCCGCTCAGGCACGGCGACCGTCCAGTCGCGTGCGGCCACCGGACCCGACCACGGCTCGCTCTGCAGCGCATCGGCCGCCAGCATCCCAGCCGTGTAGGCGGCCGGGAGGATGGTCCCGCCGATGCTCCGCACGACCAGCGGCGCCGCGCCGTAGGTGCGCTGCAGCGCCTCGCACACTGTCAGCGCCTCGCTGTGGAGCCTGTCAGCGGCGCTCAGAGCGCCGTAGATCCGCTGTCCGCTGTCACGGTGCTCGCGGTGGCTCTGCACGCGGTAGGCGGCCACCAGGACCGTCCTGGTGCTCTCTGGACCCGCGGCGTAGGTGGACTCGCTCCACCATCCCAGCGAGCGCCTCGCGGTGGTCCGCCCACGGCGCCGCGACTGCAGCTCGCTGACCACGCGGTCGCTGACCCACGGCGCCGTACCGTCCACCACGGCGCGCCGTCCGCGGACAGTGACGCTGACCGCGTGCCGGTACGTGCGGCCGCTGTGCTCGCTGTGCATGGTCACCACGCCGGAGCGACGGACCACCCGCGGCCGTGTCTCAGTGAGCACCAGCGGCACGGCGCTCGCACGGCGCTGCACCACGGTCGCATCGGCCGCGGGCACCAGCGCACTGACGTACGTGCGGCCGCCAGTGTCACGGTCGACACGGCGGACACGGACCAGCGGCCACCGCGTGAACGCGCCGCGGTCGCGGTGGGGGGTGGTCGCGTGTTGGGTCACGTAGTCAAACGACGGCTCTGTGCCCAGCGCCTCGCTCAGAGCGCCGTCGTAGGTGCGGCCGTTCCACGTCACCAGCGAGCCACCAGCGGCCACCAGCGCGTCGGCCTGGTCGTCCGTCAGCGCTGGCGTCAGCACTGGCGTCACAACCTCCGGCCGGGTCCTGGTGATCGTGCCGCCCTGCAGTCGGTAGGCGGTCAGTCCGCGGTGGTCGGTAGGTGGTTGTGGGTCGTGGTCAGCGAGCCACGCGTCTGTCTCTCTGTCGGCCTGAGCGAGCGCCGCGAGCGCGGCGGCCGTCCAGAGCCGATTCGGGTCCTGTCGGGTCATGGTCTCTGTCCTGTCTGTCGTGGGCGGCCACGGCGGCCGCCAGCACCAGAGTGCCACGGCCGCCGTACTGGTGGGAAGTGCCGCGGGACGCCAGGACAGAGTGAGACCAGGATTCACACTCACTCTCACTCTCAGTGCTCGTTGTCACCTTCGCTGACCACACTGAGAGACCCACACTCTCTGTGGTCAGAATCCTCACTCTCAGTGAACCCTCAACCTAACCCTCCAGTCGAGGTCGAATCTGGCACTGCCCAGTGCAACCCTCTACCTGCAGTCGAGGTTGACGTCGAGGTTCACCCTAAACCTCCAGTTGAGGTCGAGGGTGGGAAGCCGCGACAGCGGCCCCCCCATCGACTTTCCCCCAGGGGAGAGAAATGATGGTGGCCCCCCCCACCCCCCCCTCCCGATAATCGCCAGGGAAGCCTGTATGTCGGGCTCGCGAGGCAGTCGATCAACTCTCGCCGAACTGGTGGGATGTGCTCGTGGGAGGCAGGACAGAGTGAGGCTCAGAACTACCCACCTCCCCCCTGGAGGGGTTCTCAGGAATCCGAGGGCGTAGGAGAACGGCCGCCGAGGCCCAGTACCCGAAGCCCGCTGAGCGCCTCTCCAGAGAGGAGGTGAACCCATGAACGAGCACGAGCCGAAGGTCACCGTCGTCGTCACCGCCTATCCAGGCGCGAGGGTCGGCGACGTCATCGTCGTCTGTGGCTGCTCCTGGCAGGAGAACCTGGGCAACATGCCGAGGACTTGCGACGTGGCCGCATCCGGCACCCGCCACCGTCTCGATATGGGGTACTGGCCATGACGCGGTTCCCCTGGCTCCTCGTGAGCCTCTGCCTCGCCGCCGTGCTCGCACTGGCGAGTTTCACGTGAAACATCTGCTCGGGACGGCGTACTAGCCGGTCGCGCCGGAGTGTGCGCCGTTCCTGAGCAGAAACGTCCCCTCCCCCCTGCAGGGGGCTCCCCGGCCCCGCCTCCGGGTTGAGCCCCCTGCAGAGAGGAGGTGATTACATGAGCAACTCACTCACGCTCCAGGACGTCTTCGACGCGGGAGTGCGTGGGATCGTCGCCCAGGGCACCTACGCCCACGACGGAGTGACCTGCGCCTACCGCACGGCGAAGTACGCCGAGGACGGTTCGTTCTTCGAGGTCCGGTGCGCCATCGGCCACTCGATCCCCGACGATGTCTACGAACCCGGCGAGTTGGAGGGCCACGGCATCTACGTGCTGCTGACCGCCGACGACGACCGCTACGTGGCCATCAAGGCCCTGTTCGACGGCCTCAACGCCGAGACCCTGTCGGCGTTCCAGTCGTGCCACGACGGCCCCGGCCAGGAAGCGTTCGCCGAGGGCGATGGCCCCGAGCAGTTCATGCCGGAGTTCTTGCGCCGGGCGCGCGAGTTCGCCGCGCGCAACGACCTGGCGTGGCCGTCCGACGTTCCCCGCCCGCTCTGAGCAGAACGCGCGGCCTGGAGGGGCCGTGCGTTCTCCTGAGAGGAGGTGACATGTTCATCAAGACGATCATCATCGTCGAGTCCGAGTCCCAGGTGACCGTGATCTCGATCACGGCCGATGGGGACGTGACCACGTTCCAGATGCCCGAGTTCACGTACGAGACGGTGCAGCGCACCGCCTTCGTCCGGGGGGTCCGGGCGGCGGCCGAGGCCCAGAGGACTCAGGTGCTCTACGTGAGCGCCATGCCGTGATCCCCACCGGCTCGAAGATCAACTTCGTCCTCGCCTTGGTGCTGATCATCGCGGGGCTCCTGACCTGACACGTTACGAACACGTGTCTTTCCGCCCGGCGCGGATCTTCCTTCACAATCCGCGCCCATCATCACCTCGAAGGGAGGTGAACATATGAACCGCAAGAACTTCGGTCGCGCCGCCATCATCGGCAGTGCGATCACCGTGGTCGCAGCCTGCGTGCCGCCTCAGCCGGATGCCCGGATCGACGATCCGGCCTACTGTGGCCAGACGCAGGATGGCAAGGCCATCGTGGCCCTGACCAACAACGCGGGTCTCTGCACCCGTCTGCCGGGCCAGAAGTTGATCCTCGTCCACGAGAACTGTGGGCCGCTCATGGGTGGCTCCAACGCCGTCGACGACTGCTGGCGGGGCAACATGCCCGGCATCGGCACGGACAACTTCCGCCTCGGCACCCTGCAGAACACCGCGGGGGCTCAGGCGATCAACATCGTGGCCACAGACGCCACGGCGTGGTGAACCTGCTCGGTGTGGCCGTCAGCCTGTGTGTGCTGGCGGCCCTCGGGTTCTGCCTGTACCTCGCGCTGACGCGCCCGGACGACACCATGAAGGTGTGGATCCGAGTGCCTGACGACGAGCAGGCAGACCCCTTCGTCTGACCTCCCCTGTGGGGGACGCACGCAACCCGGACGGCACGGCAGGAGTGTGACCGTCAAAGCCTTGCACTCCTGGGGCTGGGCTCTCTGCGTGCGTCCCGCCAGAGAGGAGGTGAGAACATATGATCTATCTGACCGAGTACGACTCCGTCACGGTCGGCTCGTGCGCCTGGGGGTACAACACCACCCTCGATCACGACAGCGTGTTCGGCTGGACCGTCAAGGCCACCGCGAGCGCTCTGCGCACACGGCAGAGCCGTGAGTCGCTGTATCCCAACAGCGGCCGCGACGTGGCTGGCTACGTCGACGCGACACGCCTGGGCACGACCTGGGAGTCGCACGGCTTCATGGTCTCCATGGTCGTGACGCCTGGCTACGAGCACAGCGAAGGGCTGGTCGATCTGACCATCGTGAAGATCCTGGATTCGACCAGGAACTACAACTGGTCCGACCTGACCCGCTGGATGACGAACGCCGTCGTGACCGAGATCTTCGAGGAGTCGTGCAACGACTCCGACGAGCAGCGGGCACGCGACTTCGTCGCCAACCTCCGTGATCGGGCCGCCAACCTGGCGGGCACCGACGCCTTGGACGTGGCGAACTTCGCCGTCCTGCACCTGGCCACCCAGCGAGCAGACGAACTGGTCGCTGCGGGCAACTTCGCCGCCATCGTCGCCTACATGTAGGCGCTGATCCTGTCCCTACTAGGCCGTCGAGAGGAGGTGAAACAACGATGGCAAAGACCGCGCAAGACGTCCGGGTTGACACCCCGGCGTTCGGCATCGAACTGGAGATGATCGGTGACGCGGACACGGCCGTATCCGAGATGATGCGGCTCGGGTTCGTCGACCCCGACTTCGCCGATGGCTACTCGCGGAACACCTGTGGTTACGACAACTGCGGGTGCGGCGAGGACGACTGCTCGTGCTGCAACGGCACGTGCGACTGCTACAGCGACCGCTGCGGCCGTCTCCACGCCTACCACTGCGACTGCAGCCTGTGCGACTACGACCGCGACTTCGGGCTGTTCGCAGCCCAGGAGGACTGCACCGTCTCGGCGGAGTTCGTCTCCCGCATCCTGCGGGTGACCAGCCCCTCCGACATGGAGGAGTTGGCCGAGTTCGACGCCCAGTTCTCCCACATCGCCGACGCATCCAACTGGCACCGCGTCGGGCGTGACGCTGGCAACCACATCCACGTGGGGGCGAGCGATCGCCGGGCGATCGGCCGGTGGACCGGCCTGCACATGGGCACGTTCCGCGAGCAGTGGCTCAAGGTGGGTGCCGGTGGAGGCGATGAGGTCCGGTACTACAACGGCCGCCCCGACGAGACCAACGTCTGGGGCGCGTCGCAGGCGCTCCGGGAGTACCACAACGGTTCCTCCTGGGTGTCGCCCCGCAACGCCACGGTCGAGTACCGGATCTGGAACTCGCCCCGCGAGTCCGGGTGGATCCCGTTCCACGTCAACATGAGCCTGGCGATGACCCGCTGGGCATCACTCATGCACGACCGGCACGGCGACATCACGGTGGGCGAGGCACAGAAGGTCGTACGCGCTGGCCGCCCGAGGCGGGCATTCAGCGAGGTGGCGCTGTTCCTCGACGACCGGGTTCCCGGCTCGCAGACCCACGAGGCCAAGTTGATGGACTTGGTCCAGAACTCCCTCTGACACGGACACGTGTCCTACCGCGGGTGGATCCCGCAGAAAGTGAGGCACATAGAACACATGTGCGGAATCGCAGGCTTTGTCCTGTCGCCGCTCGACTACGCCGACCTCGACCCGTCGCGCATCGCAAGGATGGTGCGCACGATGGGCCTCTCGATCGAGCATCGAGGCCGCGACGCCACAGGCGTCGTTCGGGTGTCAGCGAGCGGTCGAGTCAAGTTGTCGAAGGCCCCCGTTGCCGCGGGCCAGTTCTTCGACAGCAGGCCGGGAATCGGAGAGGGCGCTCGCTTGGCCCTCATCCACACCCGACTGGCGACTCAGGGCGACCCGCTGGTGAACCGGAACAACCATCCGGTCCAGTCGGGTCACATCATCGGCATCCACAACGGGTGGGTGAACAACGACAAGCGCTTGTTCGCCGCCAAGCGGTGGCCGCAGTACGCCGAGGTTGACTCCGAGGCGATCTTCGCTGCCCTGGCCAACGTCGAAGATCCGAAGGAGGCCCTGGGCCTCATCGAGGGTCACATGGCGACGGCGTGGATCGACGTCCGAGAGCCTCTGGTGCTCAACATGGCTCGCGGCGAGGGCTCGCCCCTCTGCTACGCCATGAGCCAGAACGGCTCACTCATGTTCGGCTCGACTCCTGGCGCTGTCCAGGCAGGTCTCATCTACCTGAACGAGCCGACCGACACGAAGCCCGAGGAAGCCGAGGAAGGCTTCATCGGCTCGTACAACGGGGACACGTTCGACTTCCTCCTCTGGGACAAGTTCGAGATCCCCGACACGTGGGGCTACACCCGCCGCTCCTACACCAGCACCTACACCGCTGGCGGTTGGAGCCACGACGACGACGACTGGATCGAGTGGAACCGAGGCACCACCTCGGCCACGAAACCGGCCGACGAGCCGAAGAGCGTCCTGGCCAACGACAAGCCGATCAGCGAGGACGACCTCGTGGTCGGGAACAAGATCTGGTTCCGTCCCCACAAGGGCGACGACGGGATGCGGCGTGATCCGCTCCCCGGCATCATCACCGATGTCGGCCGAGTGCTGGCGACGGTGATGATCTCGCTGGACCCTTACACCGTCGTCGACGACGTGGTCGTCCCCATCGACAGGCTGTCCACCAGGTACATCCAGTGCGACGGTCTCGACAAGGTGGCTGACCTGTCCAGGGTCATCACCGTGGACAACTACGACGCCGAGCAGGCCGCCGACGCCGCAGCCATCACCGAGCACCTGCAGGGGTTGACCCATCCTGACGACGCCGCCGACGACGAGATCATCGTGATCTCCGACACGTTGGAGCCCAACGACGAGGAAGATCTCGGCGCCTACTTCGAGCGCCGCCTCGAACTCATCGAGGGCGGCCTCCTGGAACTACCCGCCGGAGCAAGGGAGTGACATGCGCTGGCTGAACCACAACGACAACGCGGACGAGATGGTGGCCGTGACGAGGCTCTGTGACACAGGCACGTTGCGGTCCTACCTCCCGAACTTCGTGGAGTTGGACGTCGCCACCCGCACGCCCTACCGAGTCGCCGTGGTGGGTGAGCCCACCTCCTACGACGAGGTGACCGAACGCAAGTTCGGGGGCTACACCATGGCCTTCCGACTCCACCGCTGGCGGGACACCGCCGCCCTCCTGATCCCGTACGTCTCGCCCAGGGCGCGCAGCAAGGCGCTGCTGGAAGCCCTGGACGAGGTGCGTGCGGTCGAGAACCGCCTGCTCATCTGGGCGAGGTTGGGCGACGTGAACGAGCCTCGGTTCGCTCCGGTCGCTGACTTCCGTCTCGACCATGAGGAGAAGGTGGGCCTCGTCATCAAGGCGTCCGTCACGATGAACGGCGGCTGGCACGCCGCCGAGGTCGGCGAGTGGACGATGTTCGCCGAGCGCATCCAGTCCGACTACCTACACGCCTACGGGGTGATGCCATGACACTGAACCGAGCCTTCGGCTTTGAGGCCGAGTTGGGCTCCGAGGCACAGGCCGTCGTCCGCGTCCTCAACGAGAGAGGGCTCGCGGGGATGGACCACCTCCACCACTACCACTGCGACTGCGAGTTCTGCGATCCAGGTGGTGACTGGCTGTTCCACGCTCAGTCCGACTCGACGTGCGCCGGAGAGATCATCTCCTGCCCGTTCACGTCCTGGGAGGAGGCCAGGGTCGCCATGCAGACCCTCCAGGACGTCTTGGTCGAGTGCGACGCCGAGATCGACTCCAGGGCTGGCTTCCACGTCCACGTCTCGGGTGACTGGGGCGAGGTCAACGAGCGGCTGCCACGCAGCACCGACCTGCTGTTCACGTGGCTGCCCTTCGAGGACTGGCTGCTGAGCGAGGTGGTCACCGGCCCGCTGGCCGTGTTCCGGGGCGGTGGGAACTACAAGATCTCCACGATGCTCCGCTCCTACATGCCGAACACCGTCGATGAGCGGTGGAGCCTGTCGGAGACGGCGACGTGGATCCGGCACAACGACCGCCACGTCACGCTGAACCTGACCCGGTCAGACAACCGGCCGGAGTTCCGAGCATGGAACGCCACCCGATCCGCCTGGCGCATGGAGATGTTCGCCCGGCTCTCGGTGCTGTTCACGCAGCACGACTTCGTCCAGGAGGTGTCCGAGTGGTCGAAGGACTTCCTGCTCACCGGCAACCAGTGGTACGACGACGGCATCGGCCGCACGTCGGAGGGCTACAGCGTCGATCGTGACGCGGCCCTGCTCTACATCGAGGCCCACGATCCGATCGCCGCCGAACTGGTGCGGCGCCATCTGCACTTCCGGGACACGACTCCCTGGCTGCCGACGCACTCGCTCCAGGAATGGAGCGAGCAGGACGACCTCGACTACGAGGCCGCGACCACTGCCCACGATCTCGGCGTGGCCGTGGACCTGGGGGACGGCCTGGTGGTGACGCCACGGCGCACCGATTCCTGGTGGCACATCGAGTCGGCCGAGATCCCGACCGCCCGCTGGCAGTGGGTCGAGCAGACCGAGACTGACCGGGAACTGGAGCAGACCGAACGCCTGTCGTCGGTACACACCGACGACGTCAACCAGTGGCTCCACGGCACGGCCACGACCATCGAACAGGAGCGCGCCGAGCGCCTGCTCCGGGAGATGGAGTGGCAGGTCGCCTGGGACGAGAACGGGAGCGGCCCACGGCGGCGGAACCGACCACCGTTGAACCCCGCGCAAGAGGCCAGGCGGTTGCGACGCACGCCGTCAAGACCGCCACCCATCCCGCCCCGACTGAGGGAGGAGTCGGCCTACCTCGATGACACCGACGAATGGAGTCTCCTCGATGACGACAGTTGACGACCATCTCGACGTGGAGCCTCTGGAGTTGTGGCTACGAGTCCACCATCCAGAGGCCACGTCCGACGCCACGAAGGGCGCCATCTGCGGCGTGGCTCGTGGCACCTACCTCAAGTGGCGCAGGGGCGGCATGACCGCCTGGCGCGCCGACGACGTCGCAATCAAGGTGATGGGCCGAATGCCCTGGGAGGTCTGGGACCGCTGGGAGGCACTCGCCAACCGCCTTGCTGGAGTAGGAGAGGAGGATGAAACCGATGGACACTGAGATCTACGACGAGGTGCGAGCCTCGGACTGTACGGACTTGGAGATGATCCTGGTCCGGTACAGGGACGTGTTGGAGCCCGCGGAGTTGGCCGCGATCAGACATGCAGCGAACGTCTTGCGACGTCGTGTGCGTGCGACGAACTACCCCCAGGCGTTCGGCCAGCCATGAGGCTCCTGCTCTACAAGCGGGCCTACAAGCGATTGGCCATTCACGGCCAGCCGTTCCGCGATGAGGAGGCAGGCTCGCTTCTCGAAGCCGTCCACCTGGCGTTCGTTCATGCTGGCGCCGCCGCTCGCGAGGGCCGCCGAATCACGGCGGTCGTGGCGAGTGGAGACGATGGCAGGTTCCAGATCGTCAGCAGGGGCGACGGCACCACGGCCCTCTGGGCCACCGACGACACCATCGCCGTGCTCGACGAGCACTGGCCCGACTGGAAGGACGACCCATGATGATCCGCCTTCCAGGACGCCGGACCACAGACCACGACTGGATCGTCTGCACCGTCTGTCGGATGCAGAAGCCCGTCAACCGCCTGCGCCACGTCCTGCTGGTCGGCATCGACCACACCTGCAACCACGAATGGGGTGACAACACATGCGACTGGTTAGAACCCGATCCATCCCCAACGTCGCCACGGAGAGGCTCCCGGCCCACCGCCTGATCACTTCATCCAGTGACAGGGCCGGACTAGCCTGGCGCGACGCCCAGGTCTTTCCTGGGCGTTTGCGCGTAAGGAGAGGAACATGAAGCGAGCAATCGCTGCAGCCTTCGTGATCGTGCTGACCTGCTCATCCTGCACGTTCAACCAGATGAACAGGTACTTCGAGTGGCTTCCTATCATCGGCCAAGAGAAGGTCGATGAGGTCGTCGCCCAGTTCAACGCGGAGGAGGCTGAGGACACGGCCGGGCGGCCATGTGCCGATGCCTACCCATACTTCCGGGATGCCGGGTTCGCCCGGAGCCAGTGGGCCGTCATGTCGGCGCTCTGCTGGCGGGAGTCCCAGGACACGCTCACGGCCGTCTCGCCGACGCATGACTTCTGCTGGTGGCAGATCAACAGGACCGCCCACCAGAAGCGGCTCCTGGCGCTGGGGATCATCCAGGCGTCCATGTACGACCTGCTCTACGACCCGCAGGCGTGCGCCAACGCTGCGTACGACGTGTGGAGCCGTGCGGGGTACGGGGCCTGGGCAACCTTTCACGGCTGACTACCGGGGTGGTGGTCGAGTGGCTAGACGTCCGCCTGCAAAGCGGACTACGCCGGTTCGAGTCCGGCCCACCCCTCGAAACTCACTGGACCGGTGAGCAGTCTCCAGTATACTGTCCCTCAGAACTTCGGATGGGCCGAAGGCAGCGGGTTACCTTTCACTCTGGATGAAACCAGTTCCCGCAGCCAACCCTTGACCATCCGACCATCGACATAGATGCGGGCCGACAGGCTCGGGTTACCTCTGGATGACGCTTCGCAAGAAGTGAGCGGTGTTCAAATCCCGCCGCCACGGTTCGCCGTGGTCGACCCCCGGACCACTCACTTGACCGCATCGTTAGATCTGGCCCTCCGGGCCGGAGGCGTCCTGTTCTCGATGCAACTGGTCGGGACGTCAACCACTTGACTGGAGGCAACATCCACATGACTGATCCCCTGCGCGCCTTCGGGACGCGTGCCACCCCTCAGAGCGAGCCCGACCCCACCCGCACCGACATGGTGCAGAACACGGCCGGTGGGTTCGTCTTCGAGTCGAGCGACTGGATGCGGCTTCGCCGGTTCCTGGTCCTCGGCACGGATGGGGGCACCGCCTACATCTCCGAGCGCGATCTCACCAAGGAGAACGCCACCGTCCTGCTCCGCTGCATCGCTGCGGACGGGCCTCGCGTTGTCCGTGAACTGGCCTTGGTCAGCGAACTGGGTCTGGCGCCCAAGCAGAACGCCACCCTGTTCGCTCTCGCTGCCTGCTGCGGTGCGGCTGACCCCGTCACCCGCCGGGCTGGCGAGGCCGCCATCGCCACGGTGTGCCGTACCGGCTCCCATCTGCTCATGTTCGCGAGTTACGTCGAGCAGTTCAGGGGTTGGGGCCGGGGCCTACGGCGCGCCGTGGCCCGGTGGTACGAGGGCAAGACCAGCGACAACCTCGCCTACCAGATGGTCAAGTACCAGTCGCGAGACGGCTGGGCTCAGCGTGACCTTCTGCGCCTCGCTCACCCCGAGGTGGCCAAGGGAGGCGTCAACGACGTCCTCGCCTGGGTGGTCGGCAAGACGCCTGACGGCAACCTGCCCGACGTCATCCGTGGCTTCGAGATGTCCAAGGGTGCTGACGATCTGACGGTGGCTTCGGCCATCCGCCAGTACCGCCTGCCCCGAGAGGCCGTGCCTTCCGAGGCGCTGCGCTCGCCCGCTGTGTGGGAGGCGCTGCTCGAAGACATGCCGATCACGGCCATGGTGCGCAACCTCGCCACCATGACCACGGTGGGCCTCATCGCGCCGTTCTCCGACACCACGAAGCGGGTCGTGGAGCGGCTCACCGACGTCGACGTGATCAAGAGGGGCCGCGTCCACCCGATGCAGTTCCTCCTGGCCTCGGCTGTCTACGGTTCTGGCGGGGGCTACCGCTCCGGCAAGACCTGGGTGCCCGAGGGCAAGATCGTGGACGCGCTCGGTGAGGCTTTCACCTTGGCCTTCCAGACCGTCAAGCCGTCCGGCAAGCGGACGCTGATCTGCCTGGACGTGTCGGGGTCCATGAACAACCACGTCATCGGAAGCCCGATCTCCTGCCGCGAGGCTGGGGCTGCGATGGGTCTGGTGACCCTGGCCACCGAGGAGCACTGCGCCGTGGTCGGCTACGACCGCTCGCTGTACCCGTTGGCGATGAGCCCGAAGTCCTCGCTCCGTGAGGCGTTGCTCGCCGCTCGGGTCGGTGGTGGCGGGACCGACGCCAGCCTCCCGGTGCTGTGGGCCACGCAGGAGCACCTGAACGTGGACACGTTCGTCTTCCTGACGGACAACGAGACGTGGGCTGGCGACATCCACACGCACCAGGCGCTCCGCGCCTACAAGGAGACGTCCGGCATCGACGCTCGGACGGCGTTCGTGGCCATGAACGCGAACCGGTACACCATCGCCGATCCGACCGACGCCACCCACCTCGACCTGGTGGGCCTCGACGGCTCCACGCCGGGGCTGGTCAGCGAGTTCTCGCTGGGCAACCTCTAAGATCCTCGTGTCCCTGGCAGGGCGGTTCCTATCCCGCCCGAAGGGGAACCTGCGCCTCTCGGGGGCGTCAACGGTTTCTACAGCCATCACTGGTGGTCATTGGTCGGCCGAAGGTTCCCCGCCGGGGACACGAAGGGAGAGAGATGCGCAACCACGCCGCTTCCATGGAACAGGTGTACGAGCACGTGCTGCTCTATGTATCACGCCATGGCTACGGTCCGACCTATCGAGAACTGGCCGACGCGACGGGGCTGACGTTGTCCTACGTCCACCGCTTGGTCGGCGAACTGCGGGACGAAGGCGCCCTGGTGGCAGCCGAGGCCCGCGCTGGCCGAACGATCTACCCCACCCACAGGGAGGAACATGACAAGGACTCTGGAGTCGCAAAGGGCTGACTTCGAGACGTACCCACTGCCTCCGCTGGAGGAGGACTGGCTCGAACTCCGCAAGCCCTGGTGGAACGCCTCGCTTGCGGCCTGCGTGTTCGGGGAGCACGAGTACGTCTCCCTCGGCGATGCCTGCACCGAGAAGTTGAGGAGCGACTTCAAGGTGTTGGACGAGGACACGCTCAAGATGTTCGCCCGAGGGCTCAACCTGGAGCCTTACGTGGCGAGCGAGGTGGAGGCCATGACTGGTCTGCGACTACGCAGGCCGTCCGTCCTCTACCGCCGTGGTCAGATCATGGCCACCCTCGACTACGAGGTCGACGACGACCGACACGTCGAGATCAAGACCACTACCAAGAACCTGAGCGGGCTCGTCCCGCGGTATTGGTACTGGCAGGCCCAGGCGCAGATGTGGTGCCGTGACACCATCACGACCTACATCGGAGCGCTAGAGGGGCCTCGGCTCAGCGTCTCACTATTCGAGGTAGACCGAGACGACGACGCCATCAGCGCGCTGTGCGAGCGCGTCGACACACTCATGGCGGCCATCGCCTTCGGGGATCTACCACCCGGAGTCGAACTCTCAGCAGAGAACGTTCAGGTGTTGTATCCGAGAGACTCAGGGTCCAGCGTCGAACTGCCGCCCGAAGCAGCCGAGGCAGTGGCGAGGTACAAGGATGCCCGCCGCCGCGAGAAGGAAGCCAAGGAGGAGAAGGAGGAGGCTCGTGACCTTGTGGTCACGAGATTGGGGCCTCACGCCCTCGCCACTGTCGACGGAGAGCAGGTCGCGTCCTTCCGAACCACGAAGGACCGAGAGGTGGTCGACTGGAAGCGGCTCGCCGCTGAACATCCAGCACTGGTCGCCGAGTACACAGGACTACAGCCCGGCTTCCGCCGGTTCGTCATCCGGGATCGGGCTGTCGATCGTCTTCTGACCGAGAGGAGTACCCATGACGACTTCTGAGGGTGTGAGCGGCCTCGCTGCCGCACTCGCTGCAGCGCAGGGACAGTTCACGTCCATCCCCAAGAACAAGGTGAACCCGTTCTTCAACTCGAAGTACGCGGATCTCAGCGACGTGATCGCTGCGGTGCGAAGCGTGCTAGCAGCCAACGGGCTGGCCGTCAGCCAGTTCCCGTCCGGCACGCACGACGCACCGACCCTGCGCACCATCCTGTTCCATGAGTCAGGCGAGTACGTGGCCTACGAGATGCCGATGTACCTGCCGAAGAACGACTCGCAAGGCCAGGGCTCTGCACTCACCTACGCTCGGCGCTACGCGCTGTGCTCGGTGCTGGGCATCTCGGCCGACGACGACGACGACGGCAACCGCTCCACGGTGGCTCGCACCGAGGAGGATGTGAAGGCCGACGAGTCGTACCGCGAGGCCATGGCCAAGGCCAAGGAACTGCGGGACGCGGAGGGCAACGGGCACTACACGTCCGAACTCCGGGCTCGTGCTGCCGAGGCTGGCTACGAGACGGTGCCCGCTTGGGCGAAGGCCGCCCCGTACGACGTCTACGCAGCGGCCGAGGAGTACCTCACCATCGTCGGTGAGATCAAGGCCCAGGAGGCCCAGGCCGAGCCGGTCACACCGGCCCCAGCCAAGCGCACCCGCAAGCGGGCCGCGGTCGGCTCCGCTGTCGAGCCCGATCCGGTGGAGCAGGCCATCGACAGCCTGCGTGGTGCCTTCGGGGAGGTGACGGTCGGTGACGAACCTGCCCCAGACAGCCCTGGGTGAGATCACGGAGCACGCGGCGGTGCTGTTCGAGCACTACGGCCCGCTCGCCACTGCGTACGCCATGCTCTACCAGCACTGCCTGGACAACGGGCTGCCGCCGCCGCTCGCCGAGCACTTCGTCATCTGCTGCATGGATGCGATGCAGTGAAGGTGACCATGACGATCCGCCAGATGGACGCTGTCTACAGCGTCCTCTGCGGAGGGCTCAAGCAGTACGCGGACTCGGCCTCGCTTCCCGAGCAGCATGGCGACATGGTCGACTGGACGGGGCTGCCCTCGTTCTTCTACGCCGTGATGGAGCAGTGCATCGAGGCTCTGGAATGGGGCGCTAAGGCGCCCAGGAGCCTGCAGGCTGCGACGACCAGGATCGCCCGAGAGGTGAACGCCTGGCGTACGCACCCGGCCTTCCAGGGCCTCGGTGTGGCTCACAAGGAGACGGGATGGGTGTTCGGCTTCCGCCGACGCGACGCTGATGTGGTGCCGTTCATCCAGATGGCCCACCCCGGAGCGGAGATGGTCGTCCTGTGGCCGAAGCAGCGGCGCACCTCTGGCGGCATGATCACCGAGTGGCTTCCCTGGGAGCAGCCCATCGAGGAGGTGCTGCCCTGGCACTACGGGCTCGCTGAGCACCAGCGGTTCGAGACCATGGTGCTAGCGCCGCACCACCACCCCTCGTTCCAGGAGAGCACGTAGTTGCTCCTCGGCGTGGAAGTTGAGGGGGATCTCGGCCGGAGACCAGATCCTCGCCACGCCGCCCTGGTCCGCCAAGTAGTTGAAGCCGTGGGCCGCGGCGTCAACCTGGTCGTCGGTCTTGATGCGGCCGAACAACTTGTGCTCGTCGACCCACTCCTTGCGCCAGTGGATCTCGTCGGGGATCAGCACTAACCCGGCGCCCATCTTGCCCGCGTAGATCATGGCGCGCTCATCCTTCGAGCCGGTCACCGGGATCGCCTCGACCACACGGTTCATCAGCACGCGGGCGTAGTGGGCGACCACCGTCTTGCCTGAGCCAGCCTTCTCTTGCTCGATGATGACGTGGGTCTTGACGCCATCCTCCTCGGCCCGCTTGAGCACCCGGTTCTCGACCTCAGTGGGGCCGGAGCGGAAGCGGTCTACGTCGAGGACGTAGATGCGGCCATCCCAGCCCATCCCCATCCACACGCCCACCGTCCAGTCGCCCGACTCCTCGGACGCTGCCAAGTCCCAGGCTCGGACGAAGCGCACGCACTTCTTCATCACCTCGTCGCGCTGGTACCAGGGGTAGGTGCCCCACTTGTCGGCCGGGAACATGGCCGTCTGCAGGGTCGAGGGATCCTGCTGGTACATGGCGGCCCACACGAGTTCCTCGATGGACGCCTTCGTCTTCATGGCCTCCTCGACCGGCAGGCGCGCGGGCCACAGAGCGTCGCCGTCCTTGCGACCCAGTTCATCTCGCCAGATCTCAGGGTCTTCGTCCTTGGGGCACTCGGCGATGCAGGGGAAGTCGACGAACTCCCACTGGTCACCGGCCTCGTCCATCTCTCGCCAGCGGCCGGGCAGGTCGTCCATCGCCCACCGGGTAGCGACTGCAACGATCGTGCCGCCGGTCTCCAACCGGGTGCGGATCGAGGCGTCGTACTCTGTCTTGTGGAACAACTTGGTGGCGTTGGACCGCGCCTCCTGCTGGTTCTTGATCAGGTCGTCGATGATGATGAGGTCACCACCACGCCCGGTGATACCACCCCCGACACCCACGGAGAGCATCCCGCCGAGGGATCGCTCCATCTGCCAGTCGGTCACCGAGTTGGCGCCTCGGCTCACCGAGCGGCCGAACAACTCCTTGCCGTAGCGAGCGAGGATGTCACGCACCAGACGGCCGTACCGCAGGGCGTAGTCCTCCGAGTACGTGACGAGGATGACGTTCTTCTCGGGGTACATCCCCAGGAACCAGGCTGCCAGCGCGGCTGAGCAGTACAGGCTCTTGCCGTGGCGGGGCGGCATCGAGATGGAGATGAACGTCTTCTTCGGCTCCAGCACGTTGGCCAGCACGCGCTGCTCCATGTAGGCGATGTGCGGCGCGGGAATCCACTCGAACCCGAACAGATCCTTGCTGACGTACTGGGCGAGGCGGGACGGCAGAGCCATGTGGCTCAGGCGCACCTGATCCTTGGGATCAAGTGCTGTCGTCATCCTCGATCACCTCCGCGTCGATCACACCGCCGGGCATGAGCGCAGCGATGGCTGCATCTCTGGCGGACGGATCCTCCAGCAGTTCCCGCAGCGCGCTCCTGGTGGCATCGACGTGAGCCACGATCACGGCCGAGGTGCCGGTGACGTTGACCTCACGGCGCTCCGACCACCGCTCGGGCGCCTTGTTCAGCAGGTACATCTTGATGGCGTCCATGGCCCCGGCCTTGGCCTTGTCCCGGAGGACCATCTCGACCTCGGCGATCTCGTACTGCTCGACGTCGGTGACCATCTCCAGGAAGTCCTGCTCCCGGAGCAGCCGCTCCAACTTGCGCAGCGACCAGCCGAGTTCCATGGCCGCATGGACGCGGGGCACGCCGTCCTTGACCTTCTCCAGGAAGGCCCGCTTCTCGAAGGCGAGGGTCTCCTCGGGGGACATGATGCTCATTCTGTCTCGACCACCGTCCAGACCACCATGCAACCGCCACAGGCTGCCCCCCACGTCAGCACTGGGTAGGGAACTGTGCTCAGAATGCTCGCGAGGAGAACCACGCCTGCTCCGACCCAGACCGACACGCAGTAGGGGCACTGCATCAGTTCCAGCAACTTGATGCGGAGGGCTCGGCCGCGGACGCCGCCAGCGATGGTGCGCTGCAGCCAGGCCCGAGGCTCGTTGATCAGGTCGTCGTCAATGAGGAACCGGGTGATGCGGTACACCACCAGGGACAAGACGACCACCCAGGTCAGCCACATCCATGACACCTGCGGCCCGGAGCCACCGTCCACACCTCAGACACCCCGGTCTCCCGGTTGAGTCCTGTGATGCGGGCGCCGTTGGGGTCGTCCTCGAACGTCGGCCGCAGGATCTCGCCGATGATGACGTTGCGTGCCGACTCAGGGTCGTACCCGTAGGCAGTCACCGACTTGGTTCCGCAGGGGATGATGATGGCGTCGTCAGCGATGGGCTCGCCGTCGATCGCCAGGGTCGCTCCGTATGTGGGTGTCATGGGACGAGACTGTATACCGCGCCAGGGGTCGCGACCGATGGCCACGATGACTGAGGAGACCGGGCGGCAGTTCTCCTTGGCCTCCTGCATCATCTCCCGCCAGCCGACCTTCTTCCCCAGTGCCCGGCGATCGTCCCGCTTGACCGCCCAGATCCCGTAGATGCACTCACCGTCGATCGCGTATGACGCACACTCCCACTGGACCGGGCAGATCTCACACGTACCCAGGGCCAGAGCCAGGGCTTCCCGGCTGTAGTCGGTGTCGTACCGCTGGAGGAACCAGGCGTTCGACTGGCCGTGGTTGCGGCTGCGACAGAGCCCCCGCTCCATCCAGCGGGTATCCAACCCGGTAGCAGCCGTGAAGTACGATGGGAGATGGGACTCCTCCAAAGCACTGACCGTCACGAGGCAGGAGTGTAGAAGTGAACGACGCTACTGACGCGCCACTCAAGAAGTTGCGCTTGCTGGCCCGAGACATCGGGCTCTCCCGCACCCAGCGGATCGACCTGGCCCAGATGGTGCTCCGTCGTGACATCACGACCTGGCGCACCCTCGATGAAGATCAGGTGCTCCGGCTACTAGACGAACTGGAGGGTTTCCTCCTCGTCACCTTCCTCCTCAACCGGGACGGTCGTTCCAGCGTCGAGGACATCAGGCGAGAAGAGGCTCTCCATCGCCGCAGCCGGAAGCAGGCTGGCGGGCTGGATGATGAGAGTCTTTCGGACGCTACGGGCGTAGGCGCTGGCGCCGACTAGGTCGTCCTTGGTGAACACCTTCTCGTCGGGGGTGTTCCGAGCGACGATGATGACCTGCTCGTCGGCATGGTCGCCGCCGTACGCGACCCCGTTGTCGCCGTAGTGGAGGGTCAGGTAACCCCCCTCCCCCCGCAGGAGGGCGCCCTGAGAGAGGGCTGGCTTGTTCCTACCGCATCCACAACCCATGATCTCTCCTCAGCAGTGAACTCGTTCAGGGAGGTCGTCGACGGTGAGAGCGACCTCGGTGGCACACCCCAGCAGAGCATCCGACAGGGCGCGATCATTGTGCCCCAGAACCCTCGCTGCAGTGCGCGCAAGGTCAAGGAGATCCCGAAGTGCAGACTTCGAGACCACCACTTGGATGTCCTCGTGAGCACGCATGAGGCCAGGATACTGACTACAGAACTGCCCGTCTAGATTGAAGGGACCATGAGACTCACCCACAGTGGCGCTCCCCTGACCGTGAACACGGCGATCTCGTCCCACTGGACGAAGCGAGAACCGATCGTCAAGCAGTGGAGGGAGGACTTCTTCTGGCTTGGCATGACCATCGCCAGGAAGGTGGCGCCACCCTTCGGCTTCGAGGTCTACTTCGACCGTTGCAAGGGCACCAAGCGCCAGTCGCTCGGTGATCCTGTGGCCCACGCCCTGCTGGCCAAGGCCGCGATCGACGGCCTGGTGGATGCCCGCGTGATGCCAGATGACGACGGCCGGTACGTCAAGTGGGTCCGCTTCCACGCGCCAGTCGTCTGCCAGGACGTGGCCCCCGGCATGATCCGCCTCGTCCTCGACGTGATCGAGGTTCAGGACATGTAGAGGGCGTAGATGCCGCGCTGCTGGGAGGAGGTGATGGCTCCCTGGATGGACGTGCCCGACAGCGTGCCGCCAGTGGCGACGAGACGGGCCTGCATGTTGTGGACAGTGGAGTTGGCCAGGCCGACTGCCACCAGCCCGGACAGGGAGTACAGGCCAGCCTGGTCCCTGGTGTAGAGGGCGGCCTCGTCCACGTTGAACCAGCCGCCGTTGTCGAAGTTGCCCTGCAGGCTGGCCGTGACCGTGTCGAACACCGACGACCCGGCTGGGGCGAAGCCAGTGAGGTTCGTGTTCATGTTGACGGTCCACGTGAAGCCGACCCCGACGACGCTGGCGATCGTGGGGGCGAGCGACAGGTTGAGGCTGAGGGTTGGCCCGACCTGCAACTGGGCGCCGCGAGGGATCGACTGGGAGTGGGTCTGGTTGTCACCAAGGCCCGGCCGCCATCCGGTGTAGGTGAACAACTGCCGGGCGATGACCCCGCTGCCGTCCATGACGATGCCGCCACCGGACTGAGCCTTGATCTGGATGGTGTTGCCTGCGAACCCGAGGCCACCAGCAGCAGCCAGGTTCGCCTTGATGCCCGCGCCGGTCGAGGACAGACCACCAGCCGGGTCCAGCCGGACGTTGGCGATCAGGTTGCCGCTGACGTCCTGGTCGAAGTCAATGGTGTCGGTGTCGGCTGTGCAGGGAACCAGGGCCATCAGGCCATCCTCCGAAGCGTGGCGTTTGACGCCGTAGAGATGAACGCTGTGCCGTCGTAGACGTTGAGGAACTGCGGGATGATGCAGGCTTCCCGGTACTCCGGCGTCGTCATATCGTGCCAGGCGCTCGACGTGTTCTTGCGCAGGACGTAGAGCCCAGGAGGAGCAGCGCCAGTCGGGTCGAAGCCACAGACCCACACGTCGCCCCGCCACAGGTCGAAGGAGATCCCCGAGACGTACTCGTTGCCGGTGGACAGCGCGCCGCCGGTCACCTTGTTCGTGGTGCCAGGGCGCGAGCCGGAGATCCCCGTCCCTACGGCCGAGGTGTCAGCGTCCACGGCCTGCCACACACCGGGCGTGTCGAACGTGATCCACAGGGTGTTGGGCGGCTCCAGCGTCATGTGCCCCGAGTACTTGGCGGTCTGGCTGACGCTGATCGGGTTGTTCCACCAGAGCACCCACGTCGCACCGTTGTCGGTGGAGCGATAGATGCCCAGGTCCGGGTAGTGCAGCCAGCAGACGTTCCCGGAGTGGAGGAACTCGGCGCGGGTGGCCGTCGAGGGGATCGAGGCGACGATCGTGCCGTCCCTGCGTATCGCTGCGGAGTCCACCTCCAGGAGGCGGGTGGTCGACGTGCCGTCCACCCACTGCCACGCACCGAGTCCAGGGAACGTGCGAGTGCCCACCGAGGCGGCCGTGATGAAGGCAGCGTTGTAGTCCCAGCCGTCCGTGGTGATGTAGTCCTTGCCGTCCGTCTCTCGGGCAGTGAGGATCCGCTCGCGGTCCACCATCAGTGAGATGTTGTTCATGGCGTTCGCGGTGGAGACGACGCCGTCGATGTTCTCGGCGATCACCCACTCCGGCACGACGTAGCCCATGTGGCCGAAGGTGTACATCCCCCGGTCGTCGTCAGCGATCGCCCACCACCCCTTCTCGGGGAGGAAGATGCTGGCGTAGCCGCCCTCCAGCGCGCCGAGCCCCTTCGAGAACGGCCGCCAGATGGGCGTCGCATCCCAGGGGTTGTCGCACACCCACGGCGAGGACTTGCCAGCCGACACGATGCGCTGGCCGTTGGCCGAGATGGCGAGATCCTGCGAGGAGTAGGACGTGCCGCCGAAGCGCCCGTTCTCGTTCGACGTCTCACCCACATAGGACAAGACGTGCGGATGGGTCGTCGCGTAAGTCGTCATGTCGACATTCGCCGAGCCCGAGCACACCAGCCAGGAAGGCGAGGCGTCGTCAGCGTTGACGCTGCGCTGGGCGACGACCCGGTAGGACTTCACCGTCCCGCCAGCCCCAGGGCTCAGCGTGTAGGTGCCCGAGGAGTTCGTCGAGGACTTGAAGTACGTCGCCATCAAGTAGATGGGCGTGGCCCCAGCGTTCGGCTGGTAGCCCACGACGCAGTTGATCCTGTCCGCCGTGCCGGGCGTGAGGACGTGGGTCCACGTCAAGTTCCCAGCCCCGAAGCCGCCGCCCGTTGGGTCTGCGTTGACCTTGCAGAGCCATACCCCGCGGTCGGCATCGGAGCCGGAGAGGTTCCCCACAGCAACATAGACGTAGTCGGTGGTGCCGATGTGGCCGACGAACACATCACGGACATCGGCCAGGGTGGGAGCGCCGGTCCCGATGTTGTCGATGCGGGTGACTGTGACCGTGCCGGTGAGGCCGGTGAGGATGTAGACCCCGTCAGCCCCGGTGGCGGTACGGTCGTCGGCCGCTGCGTAGATGGCGTTGTACTGGGGCGACTTCATCATCGCCGTGTAGTTGCGGGTGGTCCCGAACGACCAGGCCGTCCACGTCGCTCCAGTGTCGGTGGAGCGGGCCACGCCATTCGAGGGGGAGGCCGACCGTTCGACCGCGGCGTAGCGGTTCACCCCGTTGTGAACGATGCAGCGGCTCTTGGTGCGGCGGGGGTTCGTCGAGCCGCCGTCCTGGACCTCGCCGTAGTAGGTCGTGGTGCGCAGCGTCCACTTGTTGGCGCCCTGGGCTCGGGTGAGGATGCCGCCAGCGTTGTTCGAGCCCGCGATCCAAGTGGCGTCCCCGTTGACGTCCTCCTGGAAGGCGACGACCTTCTTGTAGGGGTAGGCGATGATCGCCCCGTCGCTCGCACCGCCAGCCGCGTATCCACGGAAGGAGCAGGAGGGCTCGTTCCACCGCTGCGGAGTGGAGACGTCGACCCCCACCAGGACGTCACCGTTGTAGTCAGAGAAGGCGACCGACGTGGTGCGACCCATGCACTCCACCACCGAGGGCACCACCACGTAGTCACCCTGAGAGATGACGGGGTGGGTGCCTCGATGCGGGCGCTCGACCGGCGCGCACTGGACGACGGCAGAGGCCAGCATCAGGTCGCGTCCACCGTCAGGAGGTAGAAGCACTCGGCGTGGATGCCGAAGGCGTTGTTGTCCTCAGCCGACTCGATGTGCCACTGGATGTGGGTGTTGTCCACGAAGGAGCCGGAGCCGATCGTGACGTCGTCCCACAGTTCCCCGCTGGTCGGCGAGGTGCCGCTCGGGAAGGTGATGGTGGCCACGTCGACCGCGGTGGTCAGATCCTTGAGGGTGACCGTGAGGTCAGCGGTCAGCGCGCCGGTCACGTTCTTCACCGACACCACGAGGCGGCACCAGTCACCGCCGTCGTAGTTGCAGGGGATGCTCAGCGTGTCGTTGCGGGCCGAGGCCGACAGGCCCGACACCGCCCAGTCCGGGTACTTGGTGTCATCGAGGACGGTCCCAGAGGGCAGGAACAAATGGACGCTCCCAGGCAGCCCATTCACCGTCCCACCACCACCACCGCCACCCCCGCCAGTGGCCGTGACGTCGGTGACGACCGGCATCTTGAACTCGATGTAGCAGTTGCCGAAGATCGGGTCCAACGCACCGTCGCCACCAGAGCCAGTGAGCGTCAGGTAGACGTCGTCCTTCGCCAGAGTCGCCAGGGCTACCCACGAGGACACCACCTCCTGGTTCGTGACGTTGACCGCGCAGGAGATCTCGGAAGCACCGAGGTTCGACCAGTCGCCTGCGGTGAAGGACGAGCCGGGGTTCACGGTGCTGTACTTGGCGATGATCTTGGAGGCCGCCGCGCCAGCGGTCCCCATCTTCCTCACGACCAGCCGAGCGTGAGAGAAGTTGGTCAGATCCATCTTGAGCGACGTGCGGATCGAGCCGTTGAAGGCATCCTCAGCCAGCGGCATGTCGGTCCAGGTGATGTTCGCCGTACCGGCGGGCACCATCATCAGCGGGACGATGATGTCCTTGTCGGTGACAGTGAGGCTCACGTCCCCACTGCCACCTCCAGAGTCAGTAGCGCCACAGGCACCCTGCTCCCACCCAGACGGCCTGGTGGTGGTGATCACGCCACCGACCGTCACCCACTGCTGCTGATAGACGCTGGTCTCGCTGTCGAAGCGGATGAAGACGTACCCGGCCAGCGTCGAGAGGTCAGACCCGTCCGTGTACATCGGGTGCGAGCCCGCCGCGCTCGATTCCGTGCAGCAGGGGAACCAGGTTCCGGGGCGCGTCGAGGTCGTCGAAGTGGAGTCGACCGACTGGTAGAGGTACGTCGGCACCCCGGACATGCAGTCGAGGGTGAGGATCGCGAAGCCCTGGAGCACTCCCGAGGAGTTGCACATCAACTGAACTGAGGACATGCCTACTCCTTACGCGACGCTGTAGCGGCAGCGGGGGACCAGGACCGTGCAGCCACCGTCTGTTCCGACAGCCCAGGGCTCGTTACCGTCGAGCCGCACTAGGCGGGTGAAGTCGAACGTGGTCCCGATCACGTAAGGCACCGCGACGGAGCCAGCGCCGGTCACCGTCACTGAGACGGGGTTGCATCCATCGTCCGCCTCGGCGTTGATCAGGCAGGCGCAAGCGCCGGTGATGGAGGAGACGCATCCCATGGCCCCTCATCTTGGCAGACAAGGGGCCGTGGGCGCTGTTCTCACTTCCTGGTGAGCCGCTTCGAGACTTCGAGTGCGGCCAGGGCTCCGGTGAAGATCATCAGCACCGCGCCCCAGTCCCAGGTGAAGGTGACGGCGAGCATCATCCCTCCGGCTTGGGTGCGTAGGTGGGCGGCGTGCCAGGGAACCAGTCGAACGTCTTGAGCCAGTCAATGACCGCCGACACGACGGCCGTGGCCGCAGCGATGACCAGCAGCAGGACGCTCTTGGTGTAGGTGCTCAGGTCCGGGACCGTTCCACCGTTCGCCCAGTCAGCGGCGTCGGTGAGACCCTGGACCACGATGAGCAGTACGCCAGTGACAAGCACCTTGATGGCGTTGTTGATGGCAGACCGCAGGCGGTCGCTCATGGGCTCTCCTTGGGTTCGCAGGCCGCCAGGGGGGCCTGGCGGGCTCTTACCTCGGCCTCCAAGGCGAGGTAGAGGGGCGGGACGGGGCGTCCAGCCTCCTCGAACCTCTGCTTGATGACGTCGAGGATCTTTAGGTCGTCTGCCTTGCCTTGATCTGTGACGGCCTGGACAGCAGCCTTGCAGGTCGCCTTGGCTGCTGTCGCCACCAGGATCGCCCGCTCCTTGGCCTCGTGCGCCGTCGACTTGTTCTGGCGCTGGACGAACAGCGTGATGGTGAAGGCCAGCACTACAAGGACGAAGACCACAAGCCCCCAGATCACCATCCAGGGGTGCCGGTCACCAGCGGCAACGACTCGCTTCATCATCCGTGGACCCCGCAGTGGTAGACGAGGTGGACTATCAGAGAGACGGTGGCCGCTGTGATCGCGTAGACGGTGGTGATCCAGTGCTTCTGGAAGAAGGTCATCTTCACTCCCCCTTCTCCTCCTCCTGCTTGCGCTCCCTGCGCGCCGCGTCGAGGTGGATTGGGATCGGCGAGACGAACAGGGCTGCCAGGAAGGTCAACACGGCCGGACGCGCACCACCAAGCACGATCTCGAACGTGCCCATCGCGATAGCGAACGCCAGGATCGCTCCATCGCGGGTAAGTGTGCGCTTCACTCACGGCCTGGCCCAAGGTTGACCATGCAACCAGTCTCCCCCACATGGGAGCGCGAGTCTCTGGATCAGCCGTTTGCCCAGTGTGCTGCCTGTACGTCCCACACCGCCTTGGCGATGGCCGCGTTGTCGACGGCCGCGGGCGGGCACGGCGGGATGACGACCTCTTTGGAGACGGGGATGGCGTCCAGCCACCGCTTGGCCTCGCCGGTCGTGGCGTCACGAACCTGGCAGTCGGCCGCAGTGGCGCCGAAGACCTGCTGCAACTGGTCGAAGCAGAAGGCCACGGCCTGGAGGTCGGGCACCTGGATCTTGGACTGGCCGCCAGCATCGACCCGCCAGATCTTCTGCGGGTTGCTGCTGTCCTTGTAGAGGGTGAACGGGATAGCCATGTCGTCTCCTGTGTGCGGGGCTGGGTGCTGGCCCCAGTCAGGCTTGATGATGAGGTTCTCGTCGTATGGCCAGTTGCCGTTGGCGTCCGGCGGGAACTGAGGGTAGGACTTCGTGACCTGCTGTTCGAGCGAGGCGTACGGGGAGCGCACCGGATCCCACGACTTGGCCGCAGCGCGCCAGCCGTTGATGACGATGCCCCGCTCGTAGGCGGCCGTGATGATCGAGGACTCGCCGTAGACCATCTGCGGTCCAACCCCGCCACCGTCCACACAGCCACGCAGGTAGTCGCAGGCCAGGTTGACGTCAGCAGCCGTGGCCGCCACGTTGGAGTCGACAGCGAAGGCGATGGGCCTGGAGTCGGGGTGGCCCTTGAGGCGCCACTTCGAGCGGGCCTGCCCGCCGTGGTTCAGCCCGCCGCTGTAACCGCTGCGCCAGGAGGTGTTGTTCACCTCGAACCCTGCGAGCACCTGGAAGCCGAGGCCCAGCAGGTTCTCGTACTCGGCCTTGGAGCACACCTTGCCCTGGTTGCCCGAGTCGCTCGTCTCGTACCGCTGGACGCCAACGATCCCCAGTTGGCGCATGAGGATCAACTGGGGCTGGGACGGCCGCCAGTACGACCAGTCGAGGACGGTGTTGGCTGGCATCAGGGAGCGAGGTTCTTGAAGTCCTTGGCGTAGCCGTCGATCAGCCGCCACTGGTCGTAGCCGATGCCGGTCTGGACCGGGATGTTGTCCCCGGTGAAGCGGTTCCAACCCTGGATCTGAGCGGCGAAGTACAGGCCCGAGGCCGGACCCCACATGCCGTCGATGGCCATGGCGGGCTGGCCCATCTTGTAGCGGACGACAGCCTGGGCGTACCAGATGTGGCCGGTGTTCGGGGTCGGCCGGAGGTCGCCGTCGCCCATGCCGACGAGCACGCCGGGCTTGTCCCGCCACGACTGGTAGGGGTAGAGGCCCCACTGGTTGATGGTCGGGTTGATGCCGAAGTCCGACAGGCTCTTGGCCGAGTTCGGCAGCGACCAGGTCTGGAGCACCCAGGGGTCACGCCGGTAGTTCCGGCTGGCTGGGATCTCAGCGGGCTGGATGTGCCACGGCTCGTTGTTGACGGTGGCGAAGGAGCGCAGGCCGAAGCGGTACAACTGCCCCTGCATCCAGGGCCAGGAGACGTTGGGGACCATGTCGGCCGCAACCGCGCCGCCGGAGCGACCGTCAGCAGGGAAGCCCTCGTGGTTCGAGTTGCCAGGCGAGGCGAAGCCCGGCCCGCCGTTGGTGGGCTGGACGCGCCAGCCAGTGCCGATGCCGAGAGGGACGCCCTGGGAGGCGGCGAACTCCATGAGCGCCTTCACGCGCCGCCAGAACTCGAAGTTCAACTGGCGCACCGTGGTCATCGTCTCGTACTGCGGGATGGTGAGCAGCGTCCCCATCCCTTGGGGAGAACCGGCGTAGCCGTAGGGGAAGACGGCCATCACTCGGCTCCGAGTTCGTCGTGGTCGTAGGGCGTGTCCGGGATCCGGTTCGGCGGCGGCGTCTTGTCGGGAGTGGGCGGGGGAAGGGGCTCAGTCGGCATAGAACAACTGTAGGTCAGTCGATGATGACAACGGGCGATTCCACGATCACGCAGGTCGGAGCCGGAGACGTGATGGTCGTAGCCCCGCTCAGGCAGATGACGTAGAACTGATCGAAGGCAGTCGGAACGGCATGACCGGTGAAGGCGAAGGCGTTGTAAGCGGTCCCGACGGCGTGAGCCCCGCCCCCGTTGATGACGATGGCAATCGAGGGAGCGAAGGCCGAGCCAACCGAAGCAGCCAGCCCGGCCAGGGCGGTGATCGACACGCTAGGTGCGGCACCGAAGGCCGTCCCGGTCGCGCTCCCCGTCCCACCGTTGACGGCGAGGGACGGGCTAGGAGCACCGGCAGTCCCAGCCCCCGTCGCGGATCCGGGACTGCCGGTGATCGCTAGGGCGGCACCATAGCCGGAGCCTGTGGCCGTGGCGGACCCTGCTTGCACCGTGATGGCCGTCTGGGTCGAGACGGAGGGGTTGTACGCCGTGCCGGTGGCGGAAGCGGAGCCGACGTTGAGCGAGATGGAGCCTGTAGGCCCACCAGCGGAACCGGAGGCAGACCCGCTGCCGCTCGATGCGCCGATCGCACCAGCGCCGTTGAAGGCCGACCCAGTGGCCGTGGCGGCGCCGCTGGCGACCGTGACCCACGGTGGGATGAAGGCGTTGTAGGCCGTGCCGGTACCCGACGCGCTCCCAGCGTTGACGGAGAGCGAGCCAGCAGGCCCGCTGGCGCTCCCGGAAGCGGAGGCCGCACCCGAGGAGCCAGAGATCGTCCCGGCCCCGTTGAAGCCCGTTCCAGTGGCAGAGGCGGCGCCTGCGTTGACGG